AGAGCGGCGATGCATAGGGGGGTACCCTTCTGCGACCCCCCTCCCCCCATACCAAAACTGGAATCCCTCCCACATCTAAGGCTTTTCGAGAAACCAAGAAAGCATACTTGATCTCAGCGAGTGCCGTTAGATGTGGGAGGGGGCCAATTTTTTAGGGGTGGGGGTAAAAATTCAGATCAACCGGAGGGGCGGGCGACCTTGATGTAGTTACCAGTGAGGTTGAACTGGAGGATCTCATCTATTCCATCATTTAATGCAACAGTTTGATCGCTCTCTGACAATTCACTTGAAGACCTCACCACCCTAGCCAGGTAGGCAGGGGTATGGTACCCGGCTCTTGCATCGAAAGCAAACCATTGATCCCACTCAGTGAATGGATTGAATGGGTTGTCTGATGTCGACAGCATGTACTCTTCCATCAGCTTCTCCTACTTCATGCTCGATGTGAGGGTGGACACCGGCACGCCAAGGATAGCTGCTACCTCAGATGGAGTACGACCACTAGCCAACAGGTTCCTGGCACGCTGCTGCTTAGCAGTAGTCATCACAGGATTCTCTCTTGGCGTGGCTAGCTTCTTGACCTTCTGTACGTCAGCGTTGTTCAGGATCTGTGTCAACTTGTGGTTGCTCACAGCACCTGATTGGATAGCCTCCCACTCTCGTGGAGTGATGTCGACTAGGTCCTTGTTCGCTCCAGTTCTGGTACGTGCAGTGGCTAAGGCTTTAGCAGAAACCTTTCTCAGCTCATCACTCTGCATGTCGGGATTGGCATCACGCTTCTGCCGTACTACAGCATTGGCTATGACTTGGGCCTGCCGTTCTCGAGGAGCATTCTTGAGTGCAACATTAAGCTTTGCATTCAAGCTATCCACCTCCCTGGAGTACACCCGCTTGGCAGAGGGTGAGTAAGGAGTAGGCTTAGTAGCTACCAGTTCCTTACGTGCCTCGTTACCCATAGCCTTAAGCCTGTTCGAATGATCAGCATAGATCTTCTCAACAGCCGTACCCGAAGACAGAGTGTGAGCATCCTTAGCTTCAGCACCCTTGGTAGAGTTCGAAGTCTTAGCTACCCACTTGCCTTCATCCGAAGGATCATAGACCTTCTTGCCAGTGACAGGATCAACTACATCAACCTTCTTGCCTGTCTTAGGATCCGTAGTCTTCAGAGTCCTGCGCTTGGTGTAGCCCTCACCAGTTTCCTTGTAGACCTTCTCGCCAGTGGCAGGATCAATCCTGTACCCCATCTGACGCTTAGCTACACGTACCTCTGATGTACTCTTAGACACCAGAGTAGACGCACCAGACTTAGCGCTACCCTGATACTTCTCCTTGAGCTGAGGGATCCCATTGTCTATGGCAGACTGTTTGTAGTTGAGCTTATGCTTCTCAGCATCAATCACAACCATAGAATGCCGAACAGCCCTAGCTATCTCCGAAGTGTTCGCACCCTTGATGGTCATGTCGGTGATGAGGTTGGACACATTGCCCATCTCCAACTGAGTCTGTCTAGAGGTCATAGGCTTCATGCCCTCATAAGCAGGGTACTGTCTCTTAGGATCAAAGCCCTTCAGACCCTCGAGAGCTGGAGTACTCTTGATCTTTCCACTGTTGTTGGGAATCACAACCACAGAGTCACCATCGAAGTCTGCACCAGACAGACGCTCAGCTACCTTAGAGTTGATACCCACAGCATCAGGCGCATTACCAAGAAGCTTCTTCGCAGAAGGGTTCTTGTTGTTGACCGTAAGCTCAGGGATCTCAAATGTACCACCATGAGGATAGCGAACCAGAGCAACACGCTCACCGTTCTTAAAGGTAGGCGCATAGATCTCAGTATCCTTCATCTGGTTCACAGGAAGGATTACCTTCGTAGCCTGCCTAGGCATAGCAGCACCCTTAAGGTGTACAGCCGCAGCATCCACATCATCAGAGTAAGACTGCAGAAGCTTCTGCTTAACTGCAGGGTTTGTGAGAGAAAGGATCTCATCCAACTCTTGACGCTTACTCGAAGAGACCTTATCAAGCTGTTCACGTACCAGAGTACGATCCTGCTTAGACAACATCTGAGATGCAGTAGAGTTACTCCACTCAGTCCAGTCCCCAGCCTCATTCACAATGTTCAGCTTACCGCGCTGTCCACCAGGCTTGATCGAAGCTCCGAAAGGATTGTCCACATCCAAGGATCCATCAGGCAAAGTCTTCAGAGGCTTGAGAGCATCCTTAGGATTACCAGTGTTTGTCTTGTTCGTATTGAACACAACATCCACACCAGAAGGAAGATCGTCCTTGTAGACGGCCATACCCTTAAGGTAATGCGTGCCATCAACAGCGATTCGAACCTGAGCGTAATGAGAAGCACCCATGTCGAGATCAGCAACACCAGGACGAACATACATAGTTCCGTCAGCCGCAGTACCACCATCTTCGTCATAGTTGATCTTCAGACGCTTAAGATCCAAAGACTCAGGAGGACGAACCTCAACAGCCCCATCATCAGTCAGCTTGGTAGCGATGGACTTGATGTTCCCTTTGTCAGCAACGACGTCCTTGTAGGTGACGCCTTCCTGAACCAGAACCTTGTTGAGAGTCTTGCCCTGTCCGCCAACCTGATCAACCTGAACATTGATGACGTCATACCCTTCATTACGAAGAGCAGTCAGAGCTGTGTCGAACTGAGTACGAGACATTCCCGCATACTGCTCAACACCAGCACCAACATCCAGATAGCCGCCATCCTTGATCTGCTCTTTGAGCATCCCTGTCACTTCGTCAAGCTGATTGGCCTTGTAAGCCGCACTTGAAGCCAGCATAGATCGAACCGAAGATTCTCCAGCCAAACCCATACGATCTGCGATAGCCTGCATCGAGTTGCCTTCATCACGAAGACGAACAGCCATAGCAACATTCGAAGCTTTGACAGCATTCGAAGCAATCGACTGCAGAGCACGAAGATCTTTGATAGAGATGTCGAAACCTTTTGAAATGTCAGCTTCAGACATTCCTTCAGCCTTCATAGAAGCGATCATGCCCAAGAAGGAACGATGGTTCTGTTCTACGTTTCCGCCCGAACCCCAAGGGTACCGACCAGAACGACGCAGAATGCCGTAATGTGCCAAGTAATCTTCTTCGTCAACGATCACGAGACTGCCTCCATTCGGTCTGGTAGGTTACGGAGTTTCCAGTTTGACTTTGTCGATGAGCTTGTCGAAAGTGATGATTCGATCCATGATGTGGATGATGTCATCTCGTTCTGGATCAAAGACCAAACACTCATCATTCTGGTAGATCCGTAGCTCCATCTCGATGTCGAAAGGTTTGACTGCGTACTCAAGACAGAAAAAAGCGGCGTAGATCTCCAGTTGCTCAACAGAGGCAGGAGTAACGCCAGTCTTCAGGTCATGAATCCGAAGCTTGTTCTTTCGGAAAGAGATAGCATCTGCAGTGCCGAAGGCATTGTCAGAATATACCAGTGTCTGCTCAGGAGTCATGCGATAGCCAATGGCATCGTTGACGTAGTGATTCAGAGTTTGCTTGTTGTTGGGGAGCTTAACGCCAAGGCGAATCAGCTCACTTGCGAGATTGTGAAGTTCAGTGCCACGACGAACAGCCCTCATGTTGAGGAAGTTGTCGATCAGCTTCTCTTCAGAATATCGGATCCAATGGTACTTGCTAGCAGAGAGGTAAGCGTGTTTACCCTCTAGGTGCAAATGCCTGTTGAAGTCCATCTAGTACATCCTTCTCATTCTCTGGATAGATGCAAGCAGAATATGACATGGTGTTCATCTTATCGATGTACCATTCCTGGTTCGGCTCAAATGCTTGCTCGGAGGAAGGCTGCTTGGCTTTGACTTCAAGAGTCGCCCAGCGGTCTTCATGTAGAATCGTCAGATCAGGGATGCCTTGTGTGTAACCGGAATCATTCTTCATGATGATAGCCTCAGGATATAGCTTCCGAAGCTTCCGGATGAGGCCTGCTTGGTAAGCACTCTCACGCACAGCGACCTCCCTAGATCGAAAAGTAGAATGCAGATTGCATGGACGAAACGTTAAAAGGCACCAAAAATGGTTGCCCTATCCGTTATAGGCCATGTTCTACATGCGGCTTAATACACGGTCATAGAATTTCCAGTATGTACTTGGTTGGGAAGACGGATGATCCGTCCTGTGCACACAAGTACGCAGCCGATTCCACCATCCCATACTTCACACATGCCTCCCTCAGTGTGCCAAATATCTCTCCTGTCTGTTTGATACGAACAGAGACGTTGATAGGGTTGTTCTCGAACATCTGGTTGTAAGCGACTACGAACCATCTGGGACGCCAAGCAAGGTTGATTGCGTTGCAGTCAGTCTTGTCACCATTGAGATGGATCACAGAGTTGAAAGCTTCATTACGTGGTTCGCCCAAATATGATTGAGCGACGAGCAGAGAAACTTTGCGAGTGTAAGGACGACCTTCTCGATAGAGGTTCACAATCAGATCTCCGTAGTTGTTCACACGGTTTGTCTTGATGGAACCAGTATCAACTTGCTTGAGGATTCCTTCCGAATTGATGACGTAATTGGGGAATTCTCTTAGGGGTGTCCAAATCTCCAATTTTAGGGGTCCTTTCTAGCTCTTGCCAAATCTGCCAAGATTTTGTGAAAAACTTTTTTAAAACGTTAACCTTAATACACGGTATACTACTTAGGGGTGTATTAAAGTTTCCTTTTCAAGAAGTTTATAGGGTAAAAATCTTGGATATGGCAGATCTGACCGTGTATTAACCCAATTTCACCGTGTATTAAGGTTTTTTCACAAGTTTTCTCAGGATTCTCTCAGGTTTGCACCTTCTCTTCACGAGGCCCAAATCACCCCAAAATTTGGTAACGATTTGGTAACGATTTCAAGTTTTTACCGTTTTTGGCAGATTTGGCAGCCAGATTTGGCAGATTCGACACATCTCCCAAACTCGTAAAACCACGCTCCGCGACCACCAAAAATGGTCACCCAAAACCAGTTCATTCCTCACCTTTCCCACTTGCCGAAGTCGCTCTCATTGAAGTTCTGTTTGTGGTTCAAAGCCTTCGTGACAGCCTTGTCAATCATCGCCGTACTGACAAGCACATAATACTGAAGATCTACGTAAGGCGTATTCAATCTATCGATGCGCCCCTGTGCTTGCGCGAAGTTCCGGTACGAATATGTCTGTGAGTAGAACGCAACCGCATCAGTCGTGACACAGTTCCACGCCTCAGCACCAGCCACATACTGAACCAGATAGATCCACTTCTCCCCAGTCGGCACATCCTCATGTTTGTGCCCATTCCACTCAGCAATCTGCCAACCCGGAAGATCCTCACTCAGTGTCCGCAAGATTTCTAACTCGTAATCGAAGTTGTAGAATATGATCAGTCGTGGATGCTTGGTCTTAACCAAGTCAACGACAGCCTTCTTGCGAGACGGATGAATGTACGCAACTCTACGCATTAGAGCGAACATCTCACCCATGTCCCTCAACGGACGCTTCTCGTAAGGATGCCAGCGCTTCTCCATCACCTGCTTCATGATCTCTACATCATGTTTACAGACGACAGTATTGATGTGACGCTTCGTATGTCTCTGGTAAGGCATCTCCACCAAGAGCTGTGAACGCCAACGGATCAGTCTTCCCACTTCAAGGTAACGCTCCACCTTCGGGTACTTCGTATAGCTCGAGTACACAATATGGTTGCGCCTGAATTCTGTGATGTTCTTGACAAAACCGTTGGCGATGAAAAGAGGGATGTAGTCCTCCCACTTGTCACCAGGCGTAGCACTAAGCATGATCCAGCGATTGCTCTTGGCTATCTTGATGAATGCCTTGACCCAAGCGCCTGTGCCAACCATACGCTGTTCATCAAGGATCACGAACGCGCCCTTAACATCTTTGTACTTCGCGATGTTGTTGTACGAATCGACAGTCACCTGGATCCCATGAATCGAGGCCTCACGATCTCTAGTCATAGCCAACTTGGCAGCATCTCTCTGCCAATCCAATTCGTCACGCTTACGAGCTGTCGTGAAAATATAGAGGTCCATAGGGTTGGTGATGGTCTCAGGCTTGTTGAGCTCTCCACCCATGACTTTGGTGTAGAAGTAGACCAAAGAAGTGATGGTTTTGCCCGTTCCGACACCCCCGACCAACACTTTGCCGTCTGAGAGCTCCTCTACGGCCTTAGATTGGTGAGGGTATAGCTGTACAACCATAACGGATCTCCCTTCTTAGAATCGATCTGAGAGCCTCACTGTTTGTTGATGGCAAACAGAATATAGAACGGCTCGATGCGTCCTCGGAATGAGGCAGAGTTGTCGTCCTCCACCTTCAACAAGAACTCATCGACTTGCTCTTCGGTAGCGCCACACATGGTCTCGAGCATGGCAACGACTCCACGCTCCCGCATCCGGACCCATTCGATGACTGGCTTCTCGTAACCGTCTGTGATCTGCACCTCATACGAGGACAGACTGTTGATGTGTTTGGTCTTCATGTCATTCCTTTCGAATTTTTAGAATGCGAAGCACGGACCCAAGCCTAAGCAGAATATGCCTAAGCCTGGATCCGTGCCTGCTTGCACGTCACGATGTGTGAGCTGCAACCTTGGCCAGCTTGTGACCGTTGACAGTTCCATGTGACGCATGACTGATCAGACTGGTGACTCCCTTGGGATCCGCATCCAGACGATGAGCCGCCTGCATTGGGTTCGCATAGAGAATTCCGTCTGTCGCATCCAAGACCACACTCGATTCATCAAATATGGCTTTGGCTCCTCGAGCACCCAGAACGCCACCCACAAGGATCCCAGCTCCGAGAGCTAGTCCACCGACAAGTCCGAAGACGAGGTAGACTTCCTTGTAGCGATGAAAGTGAGTGCTTTGCTGCTGATCCATGTCAGCAAGAGGAATGACATCAGAATATAGGTCATCGATGTCATCGTGTTGTGACACTTTCTCATTCATAGTCGGACCTTCCGCTAAAGTGAGAAGCCAAGTAGCCTCTCACTATAGAGCGTGGAAAATATGCGTGTTACGGGCGTCCCATTCCACACCACCTCACATCATCTTCTCTTCGTGCAGGACTTGATAGTCCATAGCAGCTTCGTACAGCAGTTGGTCTGCCCTGGCCGAGAGATCAGGTCGCATCAACACGTCCTGACGAACGTTGACAGTTGCCACAGTCTTGTGACCACAAGCGCAGGTGAGCACTGCAGTCAGCTTTACCATGCTCCTGTCGAATATAGAAGGTTCGGGGTCTCCACTGCTACGGGAGGTTTCAAGACTGACACTTTTACAACCGGAGTTGGGCATTCGAGATCAACCTTCACTTTTGGTCTACCGCAGTAGATGAGCCAACAGAGCCCGTCGCTTGTTGTGAACTTCTTGATTCTCTTGTACTCGGGAGAGGGAATATAACCCTTACCAACGACAAGGTAACTTGTGGGAAGATCACCAGGACAGTTCGACCACTTCTCCTGATGGTTGAATCGTAGCTTGACAAGGTTGTCTTGCTTCTTGTCGAATTCAACACATAGGAATCGAGTGTAAGGCTCCAACTCAAACTCAACCCCGACTTTGGTGATGTCGAGCTCGAAGTTGATGAAGAAGGTCTTGTGTCGTTCCGTCCTGGTGATCCCGAAAGGCTCAGACAAGGGTACCCACATACTGCATGTGTACAGAATATGGGTGCTCGCTGGCTCTGACACCTTTGTGCTCAGCTACCTTGTTCTCCAACAGCTCATGCATGAGAGCTGCCCTAGTCGGGTAAGCCAGTCCTGCGAATCTCTTTAGAATCGCGTTCATGCCAGTGCTGTTTGTACGACCTTCGATGATGACGAAGTCGAGCTTCACGTTTGTAATTGTGAATGCATACTCCATGACGTCCCTTTCAGATGTGAACGCTTGACCTTTGAATTGCAATTTGGGAGTGACCCACATACATCACGTGAATCGAGTATGAGTGCTCGTTCTCGGCCATGGACAAATATGCCGAGTAACCAGTCTCATGGAGATTGTCGAAGAAGTCAGCTCTTGTGGCCTCCGACATGATGGAGTAGCGCTTGAGGAAGTCGTCGACACCAGCTTTTGTCGTGAACCCTTGACGAACTACGACGCGCTCACGAGTATCGATAACTGTGAATGCGTACTCGAGCTTTCGTCTCGGATCAACGAGTGCGAATTGAGGCGACATCAGAGAGCTCCCTCTACGTAAATATGCCAGACCAGATCGTTGTCACACACGACAGTGCCGACGTGAGTGTAATCGTCCGACATCGCTTGCCCTGTAGGCACAACGAATACGTACCGAGAAGCTTCGTCGAGAGTCCGCTCGTAGTCCGCATCGAGTTCGAACCAAATATCAAGGCGGCCCTTGTGTGAGCGCCCTTGTGCTGTATGGACAACGCGAGCTTGCCCAATGAGAACGCACTGTGGTTCGGGTGAGATTCGCACTGATTCCCGGAGTACCATCTTTGCCATTACTTTGTCCTTACACTTTGTTGTTCGGCAGAATATAGGTCAGCGTCGCATCTCGCGGCAGAAGATCCAGATGAGCCACAGTCCACCGGTGAGGAGACTGAGAACGATGTCGACGATGAAATTGAAGACGGTGTACTTACGAGTGTAGCGTGCCATGATAGTTTGTCCTTAAATATAGTTGGGATGGCTTGTGTTACTGGCAGATCAGATGATGTGTCGGAGTACGATACTGACTGCACCCACGATCAGAGCGACGATGATGATTCCCACAGTGATGGGGAATGCTGGTTCCTTGTCCATTGCTCCTCCAAATATGAACTAGTTGGTGTCAACGACTTTGAAGTCGCCGATGACGCAGTGTTGTCCGTAGTCCCAAGTCACTCCTCCGAGCTCATGGCACTTCTCAGTTCCATCACCGTAATCGATGAAGAATAAGGCGAGGAACACGAGAACCGATACGATGGCAACAATAACTGCCAGGAATCGGATCCATACTACCTTGGACTTCTTTGCGGACATTCATAACCCTTTCCTCCACACCCTCAAGAAGAGGCGCAAGTCATCGCTTACGCCCCTTCAAGAGAATATGGTTTTACTCTTCTGCGTCGTGCTTACGGAGTACGTGACCCGTATCGGCAGAGTGGTCAAAAGCGGCGACACCTAAGTCAAATAGGTTCTCCGTCGGTTCAGTTTCCCACCCACAAGAGCATTGCGCTTTGGGAGGACGTCCAACCCCGAGTCGAATGACCTCGAGATCTGTCTCCTCCGAAATATCGCTCACGACTCATCCACCGGTTCCTGGACCGGAGCATCAGTCACGAACAGCTCTTGCGGAATCTCCTCGAAGTTCTTGAGGAATGGGCGGTTGGCGTAAACCTTGTAGCCCTTGGATGCGAAGAGGATCCAGTCTCCGACGTATGCCTCGGTCTGACGCTTGGTCAGTGGACGAGTCACAGAGACCTGAATGAATCGCTTCGGCTCACCAGGCAACAGCTGCTTGACGCTGGGCTCCTGGACAGTCACGATAGAGCCGCCACACCAGTCGGCGACCATTTCGAAGTTCTCTTCAGTGATCTGTACAGCTTCGACCTGGAAAGGCTTTCGCTGGAACGTCTGCGTCTTGAGCACAGACTGAGTCGAAGAATCCTCCGCGGGAGTTTCGGTAGTGTATGTCATTAGATTAGTCAACTTTCAAGTAGGTGTTTGACTACATAGCGCGGTCATGCCAAATATAGCTCTATACCGGAGTCGGGTACGTGTCGTACCACTGTGGATCGTGATCCGGGTGTTGCTGAGCTACGTGTTTGATGAGTCTGTCCATCAACTTCTTATAGGACTCATCCTTCTTACTTGTGTACTTTCGGTCACAACGTGGACAGTATAGTGTTGTAACCACTGGGGTTTTATCAGCCATGCTTGTCTCCTAAGGTGATACCCGTCCGTTCTTGTTGAACGCAGCGTGCGTAGTGGGGAACAGCTCGGCAAATATAGCTTCCATCTGATTGGCCACAGCGTTGATCTCGTACTGTGGGTAAGACGGGAACGTGGATCCCTCATGCTTCGTCCTGAGACTCAGAAAGCTCATAAGAGACCGCGGATTGCATGTGACATACGCCGTGGAATATGTCGCGACAGGCAGACAGATCCGAGCGATCTCCTTGGCAATGCCGGCATCGAGCATGGTGTGGTAAGACGACCAAGCCTGATCGTATGACTTGCACAGCTCTTTGATTGCGATCTCGTACTGATCAGCCATGCCTTGTACAAACTCGTAGGCACCAGCTTTACCGATCTGGACCAGAGGCCTCTCAATCGGGGGAATATAAGCCAGCGCATCCAGCTCCATGTACCGACCGGACTGCTCGTTGTATGAGAAGCCGATTCGATGACGCATGAACTCACGCCACACAAATATGGGTGCCGTGATTCGGAACGTCGTCATGCCATGTTCGAATGGGGATCCGTGCCTGTTCTTCATCAGGAAGTTGATCAGCCCTGCCGACTCTTCCGTATCCAGCGACTCCACACCCAGGGTAGAGACTCGTGCCGCTTGGCAGATCATCTCGTCGGATCCTGAGCTCTGCACCAGATCAACAACTAGATCACTTGTCGTGGTTGTGTGATCAACCTCACTCATCAACGCTTCATCCTTTGTCAAGTCGTAGTCTTCTGGGGAATATGGTTCTGTACTGCCTTCGAGAGGGTGTCCATAGACGAGATGGTTGTACCAACTCTCTGTGATGACGAAGTTGCTGGCGTGCCAGAACCCTTCACCCAAAACACTCACCGCATCATCGATCGCCTCACCCGGAGATTCGAATGGTGTCTCACTCAAAGTCATTCTCATACCATCAGGCTTCTGCAGGTACCAAGAATATACGGTCTTCGATACCTGGAGTGGTTCGCCATCGACCAACTCTCCACTCGGATTGTCAATGACCTTGACAGTCTTGTAGAAGTGGATGTAGGTCTTGTTGTCGCTCATGTAAGGATTGTCTCCTAGATAGGGGTCTACAAATATGAATGAGACTAAAACTGGTACTTCGCTCGCATCAACGTTGCGGACGCTGGAAGAGTCCACTCCTTTACGTCTTCACACAAGATTCGGAGTGACAGATGATGTTTGCCAATCTCTGCGTTCATCTTTCTTACCACCGCATAGACAGCTTGACGATCCAAAGGAATCGTGGCTTCCCGAATATGCTGCGGGTCGGACATGTAGTGCTTGCAGCTGTAGATCCGACCACCAACGGTCACCTCCATGCACGTTGCTGGGAACCCGAAGTTAGCTTTGCTGGGAAGGGTCGTGAATAGGACAACTCCCTCAGGAATCGTCGGGATCTTCTCCTGCCACTGACTGTTGTCTAGCATCTCTCCTCCATCTCATAATCCCCAGAAAATTGATGAATCCGTAGCCGAGGGCGCTAAATATGAATCCATAATGAGCCGTCGAGATTGCGAATGCAACCCACAGGCCCTGGACGCTAACGCCAACGATGAATCCGGCAATCATCTTCTTCGTTGTCAGGTAGACGCCAGTCATACCAATGAGCGCTAGCGTCCAGGACCACAGTTCCATTCAAATATCTTTCTACGCCTCGAGCGCCTTCTTCAAGAGCTCTTCGTCAGCCTTACCCTTCACGATGTGTCGACCAGTTGCCAATGCGATTCCGAATACTTCCATGCAATTCTCCATGGCAAACTCCTTCGACTCGAAGTAGAAGGATGAATCGGCAATGACCTCGCCTTCCGGATCCTTCAGGACCCAGTAGTGAACGAACGTGTCTTTCGGTGCCCCCGGCTTGATCTTTTCGAAGGACAACACATTCGGTTCAACGTCGACAGTGGAATCGAGAACGGCAGTCATAGTTACTCCTCAAATATGGTTGTTGACAGGCTGAGCTGAATGTCAGCTCTCGATGGCTTGCTGTTCGTTGACGACCTCGCCGTCGATGATGGTGTCGTACGGAGGATCGAACGGTGGCTGACCCGACTCGAGCTGAGGGGTCTGGTCCATCCCGATCTCAGGGACGTCTGCGTACTTCAGCTGCAGTTCGTCTTCCTGGATGGTGATGTAGATCGACTTCAAATATGCCTTGACGCCGCTCTTACCATTCACCGCCCATTCGAACGGACGCAGGATCAAGTCCACATTGGCGATGTCGACCCAGTCGAGGATCTCGCACTCTTCCTCAGACAGAGAGGTACGACCCTTGGACGTAATCATGACGATGCTCGGAGGCCGAACCGTATTGCCATTCCGTCCGCGGTACTTGACAGACGCCTGAATATAGGGCTGAGGAGTGTCACCCTCTTCCCGAGCCTTCAGCGTCTTGATGTTCCAGCCGTCCTTCTCCAAGGTTGCAGCGAGATCGTCATCGAGGAGAACACAGAAGTTCCGATCACCTTCTGCGTTGTACATGCCCTCTTTGCCGGCGAAGTTGCGGAAGATGATCCGAGCATTCTCGATCATGAGCTGTCCGTCGTTCTGAGCCATCTTAGTTGTTCTCCTTGTTCCAGATATAGTTTTGGGTCGATGAGTCGCCCATGATGAAGTTGTAAACTTCGTCTTCAGTTGGCTCTCTGCCTAATCGCTTAGCCAGAGCAGATATGATTGCGGCTATTGCCGACTCAGTCTCACCCATTGGGCTCGCTGTCGTTGATGCGCTCTTCGGCGTCGTTGATCTGTCTCACAGTCAACTCGAGCTCGTCAAGCAGCTCCTCATGCTCTCGAAACACTTCGAGACGCCGACTGAGAACCTTGTACAACTTCAGAGCATTCGCCTGTCGTGCGAGGACAATCTGCTTCTGATTCGCAGCAACACGTCGCTTCTCAGCGATCTCCTCCAACGTAGGGATGTTGGGGTGACGTCGCTTGGATCCGGCGGGATGATGGGATATGGTCTTGTCGAGCTCCGAGTCGTCCATGACAATCTCCTTCTACTTTGTTAGAACAATTTGAATTGGTTCTCGTCCATCAAGACGTTGTTCTCCTCATCAACTCGGTCCCAAACACCATCGGGCCACATGACCCGTGCGATGTTGGTACCGCCAATGAGGTTCTTGCAAATATGACACGGCTCCTCGGTGATGTAGAGTGTGGATCCGTTGAGTTGGTCCCATGAAGCTCTGAGCATGATGTTCCACTCAGCGTGTAGAGCAACGCACTTACCACCGCCCGTGTCATACGGACTGTCTGCAGGCAGCTGAATATGACTCAACCGCCCGCGTGGGCACTCGCCTTTGAGGCAGGACAACCCTTTCGAGCGTCCTCCGTTATAGCCAGTACCCACAATCGAATGATCAGAGGCCATGAGTGCGGCGCCGACTTTACGTCGAGTACAGTCTGCTCTGGTAGCTGCTGCACTTGCCAACGCTAAACCATACTCATCCCAACTGGGACGAATATGAGTCGGCGCCGCACTAACAAGGTCCTCCAGATCGTTACTCAGCGACAGGCTCACGCCACACCGAATATGAGTTCTCGACGACCTTCACGTCCGGATGATCATCATTCAGGGAATGCCGAACGACCGATTCATCAAATCGTCGCAAAAGGCTTCCCTGAATGAACGGGGACGGCGGATCGCCATCTCCTCTACGATGTCTTCCCATGTGGGTTCTTCCAATCTGTAGTGAGACGGCAGAGGTAACACCAGGGAGGTTTACCGTCTCGATGCTGGACAGGGTTGTGGTGCTTGCAGGGCGGATTCTCATCGAGCATGTCCTTGTACGTCTGCAGGACGACTCGACCGTCAACCACTTTCGCGTTGACGACTTCTTCTCCGTTGATCATGACCGGCTCGTACTCGATGTTGTGCGAGTCAGCCATGGTTTCCAAATATGCCATCAAGATCGACGGCGTCATCGGAACAGGCGGGTTCGGCAGACGCATAGCCCGCCGCGATTCAGTCCTGTTTGACATTCTTAAATCTCCCTATAAGAGTCAGAATATGACATTCTCTTTGACACGGATCGTGTCAGATCTACGTTCTTTCGGGGATCGCCTAAGGACACATCTCACGAGACGACATGTCGAAAGAAAGCAACTGTTCTTCGCTGAACAAGTCGTTGAACGGACCATAGAACTCGATCTGCTCAAACGCCTTCTCAACCAACTCTTCGAAATATGAATGATCGATTGCGTCATTCGGGAGGCCTTCTGCAATGTGAGCCTCAACCCACAAGTGACCCCGAGTACCCGTAACCGCATACGCCTTGTCATCCTTGACTCGGTACAGAACTCCGCCACCATTGCCCGGATCAACCGGGACGAAGCGGCCAATCTTACCGACGAACTGCATGTCGCTGATCGGTGTGGGTTGCTCAGGCGTGTCGTAATGCAGATCCAAGTAGATCGCACCCTGGACAACGTTCTTCGTCTCACACAGATCATTGAAGGTGACCTCCTCATGGGAGAACAGCTTCTTGAACACATACGGATGCTTGAACTGGGCACCAACTGCCTCCCAGCTATCGCCCTTACGAGCAATATAAACTGCGTCGTTTACCAAGCAGAAGGAATCGTACGTAGCTTCATGTTCGAAGTCATACCCATACTTCGCACCGAAGTCGAACACCTCCTTGATGATCTCATCAGTCGCATTCGGAATCTTGATCGAGTCCGTCTTGATGTGTGCGACTTCAAAGCCCTTACCCTCCACGAACTCCTTGAGATCGATCATGAACAAAGCACCACGCTTCGCCACGATGTTGTCGCGATTGCGTACGTCACGGAATGCATTATCGAACTTCGCACTCGTGAGACCATACACAATGTTGATCACGATCTTCAGAGCATACGACAAGGCAACAGCGTCCTTCTCGTCCTTCAAATATGGCTTGAGCTTGCCGTCCAGCATCTTCTTGGCACGATCGTACTCACCACGCTTGATGGCGATACGAGCATCCAGAAGATCCTTGAAGTTCGGAGTGTAGTCATCACCGAACAGATTCAGAGCGATGATGCTTGAAGGATGCATCGAGGCAACGTCCAGAACAGCAACGTTCTGATACATGCCAGGCTCTGCGTAGACGTAACCTCCTTCGCTAGGATCAATATCCTTGTACAAGGACTTGCCGGCCTCGAATGTGTAACCAGGGAACTGCTCACTGAGATCCGTGTAGACGAAGCTCTTCGCAGGCTGACGATCATTGCCAAATATGATCTTCGCAGTGTGCTTCTGCGTAGTCTCATTGACAGACAACCCACTCAGGTCTGCAAGGATCTGCCGAGCAACGAAGTCCTGCTTCCGAGCATTGAACACGGCCTCGGTAGCCATAACGTCATTGCAGCAGTACTCGACGACCTTCTCGAACATCTGATCAGGAACCGGTTGATCCCAAGGGATCTCCATCTCCTGGTGCGTGATACCCAGTTCGATCTGGAACTTCTTCAGGCCCTGCTTCTTGGAACTGAAGTCGTAAATATCCGCATAGCTGAGGTTGTACGCTTCGCCGAAGAGAGCTCCACGGTTGTTCTCAGCAATCATCTTCTGTGACAAGACGTAGAGCTGCAAAGGACTGTAGCCCATGAACGCTGCGTACAGAATATGATTATCGTACCGACGGTTGTTGAAGCCCACGAGCTTGAGCTTGAACAAAGCCTCGACCTCGGCCGGCTTGGGGTTGATCATCTTGACGATGCTCGCGCCTTCACCTTCGAACTTCCAGCAGATCAGGAACAGGTTCTGATAGACCTCCACGTCGAAGAAGACGAGACGATCGTCCTTGATCTCCTGCTTAGGCAATCCATGATCCTGCGGACCAACAGCTTGATCGCTGGCTGAAATATCGCTCTTGAACTTCATCTGTTGCACAGTCTTGAGACAGACGAGCGCCTGATTCGATGAGTTGTTGGCGAATGCCAGGATCCGAGGACGCATGTTGGTCAAGTCATACTCGAGACCTTCACGGAAAGCATCGTCCAAGATCTTCTTGATGAAGTCGATCGAGGGTTTGGTGCCCGGATGGATCTCCTTTCGGAGGTTCCGCTCTACCAGGTCACGCAATCCTTTCTCGCTCTGAATCGTGTTGTTAGAAAGCACCTTCTTCTCCTTCAGCGGTAGTCCACTGGATATGGGCGCAACGGGAACGTTGTTACACCTGCTGACACGGCGTCGCAATGAGCTATCGCCGGAATATACTTTTACCTCAATGCCTTCTGCATAGTTCTGATCCAGAAGCTCAACATCAACACCCGTGTAGTCGTAATGAAGATGTACACCCTGACCACTCTTGCTCAGCTCGGCATAGGTCGCCGGCCACTCAGAAGCAGCTTTCAGATTCAGATCCAAGGACTTGTTACCATCTTCCCCGACAAGATCGAAGTCAATGACAATATGATTCTTGGGGACCTTGACAAAGTGCACTTCCGAAGTTTTGATGTCTGAGAGGGTCGTCTTGACATTGACCCACTTACTCTTCGGAATATCATTGCTCGCGTACTGAGCAGGCTGGTCTTTGAGCAAGTCATCGAGTAGGGATTCGGACTCGTCGAGAACCAGCTTTGAAATATCTTCTTGGACCTCAGGCATTGCTGTGGTGAACTTGTCTGTCTGAAACCCTGAGTAAACACTGCGCACGGCTTGCCCTTCTATCGTAACTCGATCCGCGAAGTTGTCGAAGTAGTTTCGAAGCTCTTCACGGAACTTGTACTGAGGAAGAGGTTTGTCGATACCAGTGCTGTCGCAGTAATCCTTGTACAAAGAATATGCCTGTTTCAGAGTTGTACCGTCCTGAGACTTGAACAAGTCGAACTGGTCTTCAACATAGTTGACAAACACGTTCGTCTGCATCATCATCTCTTTGGGTCGGTACCCAGAATATGCGTTCTTACCCATTGACCGATAGACCTCAAGACAATGATGCGCAATCGCACCGATCTCAAAGTCCACCTTGGTGATCAGACTGTGATACTCATTCGGAGGGAACGTCCTACCGCTTGGTTTGACATCAATCAAGCGTCGGATGATACCACTCTTAGCATCAGAGATCCGAACAGGCTGGTTGGTACCCATGAACAAGAAAGCATTAACCCGTGACGTGTAGCTGGGCTTGTACTTCTCGTTCATAGTCATCTCTTCGTGAGATATGATTGAGTTCAACCTGGTGTTGTCTTCAATCCGCGAGAGATCACCATCGTGCTGGATAGCAACCAATGGGTTGTTCTTGAACACCTCAGTAGCGAATGATCCACTCGTCATACCGAGAGCCTTCGCCTCGAATGTAGTTGTGTAACCTTCGAACAACTTCTGCACGATGTTCAATATAGTTGACTTACCGGTACCAGCGGATCCATAAAGAACAAGGAACTTCTGAATCCGTTTGGCATCGCCCGAGACTATAGCACCGATCGCCCACTCGATCTTTGCTTTCTCCTCAGGGTCGTACAGCTTGTTGAGTAATGCGTCCCATGCACTGTGGTCTCCAGGCTGAAGAGAATATGACATCCTGTGGCTGATGTAATCGCTCTTCTTGACCGGGGTGTCTGCAAAGGCCATGTGATCGTCAAGCTGATGACTGTTGTCGCTGATGTTCTGTAGATACTTTCGAAACTGACTCCAAGAATTCGTTCCGAACGAAGAGAGACTACGAACGGAAGGCCTTACACCGTTCTTCGCTTCAAGCTCGTCAGCTTTGGCGTGAAGCTCCTCGTCCATAAGACGCTGAATATCGTACTCGTCCGTAGACCACAAGCCAGCTTTCTCATCCCAGATCGCATAGAAGGCTCGACCGCGAACCATCAGATCCTTTGAGCGCTTGACCAAGTAGTCAGGATATACCTCCAGCGTGCCCTTCTTGCCGCCTTTCTCGATTTCACGTACACCGATAGCATAGAAGTCCACTAAAACTCTTTTCTACAATTCGAGACCCGTCACAGGGCCGAGTGTCCCTCCATGAGGTAACTTGACAGTTGGTACCACAACTCAACATTGCGTTGATCTTCGTGTGGATCCCTCAGAGGGAACAAACCCCCTCTCCCGTTGCTATGATAGTTCCTCCAAATGACTTCCTCCAGAATATGACTTACGTAGGCTTCCTTTTGATCACTCTGTAGCTCTCGATCAGTGAAGACCCGCACTCCGATGTTTGCCATCAGGTGCCAGAACCAATCGACCGTTGTGTCGTGCTCCTCCTCGTCCTCAAAGGACAGGCGCCTGCTCAAGCTAATACACATCTCCAACATCGAACACCCAATATGCATCCACTCATCATCGGGTTGTTCAAGCTCGCACTCTAGTACGAACTCTTGTCGGAGATCACGACCATCCTCCATACGATTGTCGTCGTTAGCGATCAACCATACGAATTCGGTCCTGTGTAATATCGAGAGCAGGCGCCAGTAGGACTTAGCCAGGTTCCTCACTTCGACCCGAGCCACTTGAGCGTAGAGCCATTGGAAATATAGCTCATCAAGCGGCTTCGTAGTCATCGTGGTCGATTCCGCCGGTTCTCCTTGGGCGCTACACCGAGAACTTCCTCGGCGTATGTACCAAGAGACTGACAGACTTCGAAGTCGACACCAAGAGTATCGTTTCGAATGAAGACCACGTTGGCATCTCCGGATCCGTCGCCGAATCGAAGATTGCGCTCACCGACGATGTTGTCCAGATTCGGAATCGGCTGATCTCGTTCATCCGCTAGGACATTGTCCCCTGCGTAATATGAGATAGCGTTCTGTCCGTACCCGAGCTCGTTGTCAGTGAATTCGGTGACCGTGATGATATAGGGTCGACCTGGCTCTCGTACTGCATCGCGAGAGACCTGCATAGCTTCCACACCATTCGTATCGAACACATTGCTTACCACGCTTTCCTCCTCTCTCAAGTGACCGGACTCCGACTCGACTTCTTCGATGACAGCTTGGACTTGATTGTGCGCAGCCTCCATGAGACGACGCTCGTACTCCTCCATGCTCTCACCGTCTTCAATCTGAGGCGGCTTCTCTACGGGCTTTTCTCTTTCCATAGCGGGACCACTGTATTCCTCTGAGATCTTGTTGTAGTTGATCCGATCTTCGGGATCAATCATCTCGCGGAACGGTTTGCCCTCGACGATAATATAATCGTCATCCCCCTTGTCATCGAAGAAGGAATCATCGGGCTCGATCTTTGACTCATCGACTTCGACAATATCAACGTCGTCGCCGATCAGTTCTTCCGCAAGACTGACAGGATCCGCGTACTCACCTGTCTTGTTTCGCTGACGGTAGAACGCTTTCGCCTTTGCGATCTCCTCCGAGATCAACGATTCGTACTTATCAGTCAGGGATCTCTTGGTCCAAATATGACCAACGAGCGTGCCAACGACCAAGGAGATACCCGAGGTCGTCAGCGCCACTACACTTTCCTTGCTCAATCGACTTGCGCTCATGAATATAACTCCTTAGAGCAGTTCGAGAACGTTGCCGTCGACATTGAAGTCGAGCCAGATCGACCGCTCGTCTCCCGCCACGAAACGCATTCCCTCGTGGATGTTGCGGAAGAAGCCGAAGTCGATGTAGTTGTCACCTTCGCCATCCATGACCCAACCAACGATCTGGCCGGCCTTGGTGCGGGGGAGACCCAGCATGTCGTGCACATCGTTCAGGAACACGTGACCCTTGGCGCGGAGCAGATCATTTGCGTAGTTCTGCTGAGCATTCAGGAAGAGCTGGTTGTACTCGTGCGCCTTGTTCCAGTTCACATTCGACTCGTCGAAGAGAACCTTGTAGGGAGAGCCACCCTCCTCGGTCGGAACCTCGATCTTTGCCTTCTTGCCCTCGGCATCGATCACGTCGACCTTCTCGACGGGCTGCCAGATCTTGGCCTCCCGCTCCGGTCCGACCTCAGCGATGACGCGCTCTCGGTATCCGTTCAGAGCCTTCTCGACGCCGGCGTATGCGGCACCCAGAGCCATGTTGCGCTGAGTCAGAACTCGATGTGACTGCGTCAGGCAGGCAACCGAGAGCGTCCCGACAATCAGAGTCGGTGCGTACAGCTTCATGTAGGTGACTGCGGTCTGTGAATATAGAACCGCCTTGTCGCGCACCCGGTCTTTGTCCGAGTAGTCCTCATGTTCGAGACCGTTGATCTGCTCGAGCATGTTCTTGGTTTCCTTGTTGACCTCGACGGCCTTCAGGGTTGCCTTGGACGAGAGAACGACAGTTCCCACGACACCGACAATGCCGGCAGCGAAGAGAGTGTTCGGGCTGGACTTCTGCACCTGCACCAGGACGGACCCGAGAGCCTTGCTGTTCTTCGCGTTTGCGATAATGTTGTTGATCATCTTTGAACTCCTTCAGAATTTGATTGGGTCGAAATATGACTTGCTGTTGTGCATCAGTCGATGAACTGCGGACGTGGGAGATCGAGCAAATATCCACCCTTGACTCGAGAGATGGAAGTCCCACGCAGATCGGACCAGCCCCACTTTTCGTCCGTGTAGTTACCAGTCTGTCCCACCATCCCGTACAGATCCGAGACAGTGGCAACGTCGTAGTCGCCAACGAGAGAATATAGGTTGTCGATCACTTCTTCAGCTTCAGCCCTCGTTTGCAGAATGATCTCATCGAAATCATGCGTGGCTCGTGCTCGAGGACTGATCGGCTTGGGTGCTCCAGGACGTGCCGTCTGTGAGTTACCTGAGAATCGGTTGTAGCTGATGTGGGATCCGACTCCACCGACTCCTCGATTCCCTGCGGGACGGCTTCTTGGTGCACGTGCTTCTCCAAAGAGCATCTTCTCAATGCCCTGTGAGACTGCATCAGCAACCATGTCTTTGGCTGCCGGCAAGAGCACATCGGCCACAATATAAGCACCGACGCTCTGAGCATCTCCGCCCACGAAGCTTTCAGAGAAGCGCTTCATCAAAGGCTTCTTCCGACGAACAACCGAGTTGGTCGTGATTTGCTCGACCTTCTTCTCAGCCTTCTTCTCTTGATTTGCTTCAGCCTTCTTGGGCGCCACCTGGTTGGTTTGCACTTTATTACTGTTGCTGGGGTACTGCTCATCCATAGTGTGTTTTCCTCAAACCTTGGTCGTGGCAAAACTGAAAACCCAAGGATATGGGTTTACAGCTTAAGAGCGTATGTCAGTTGGTCTCTGCTTCTTGCTTCTTCAGGTTCTTGATGGCATCGGCAATGTTGTCGATTGTCTTGTCGGTGTACTGCTTGGATGCATCAGCAACCATTCCACCAAGGACGAATGAACCAGCAGTGATGGTGACGGCGTCAACAGCATTCTGTGGGTCCACGTTGTTCTTGATGATGGTGGTGATGATCTTCGTAGTTCCGAGGCCAACAATCGTCGAGGTGACGAGCTTGATCGTGTTCAGATTCAGCATGGCTTTGGTCCTTTCATAGGGGTCTCATTATAGGCCGTGTATTTAGTGCGAGTCATCGGTGACCTAGTTGGTTCCAAATATCGCTCATCGAGACAATCACCAGAGTTCCGTTCGTCGTCAAGAATCGGAATCGCCAGTTGTTTTCGATTTGCAAGACGCAACCGTGAGCAACTCGATCTGCGAATGTGGCAAATATGGAGTTGAATTCGTCTTCTGGTACTGACCGTCGAGTAACGGTAACTCTTTGTTCAAAGACTCCATCACATCCACAGTGACAAGGTCCTTCATGGTGCATGTGGCTATGCGTACAGTCGTTACATACCCATTCAAAATCTTCTGCCATCTTGTACCTCACTTTGTGTTGGGGCAGAGAAATATGAGAACCCACGTTGGCCGTCTCCGTATAACGGGGGCGACGAAGGTCTCCGTATAACGGGGGCCTTCAGGACTCCGTATAACGGGGTCCCAAGCGGTGGGTCTCATTATAGGACGTGTAATTTACGCGAGCTCGAGCACCTCAAACACATCTCCGTTGAGGTCGGGGATATGGCCGTTGACATGCTTGCTGATCTGAGACAAATGATGCCCGGTCTCACGAGCTGCCTCGCTCAAGCTGTTGAAATATAGATTCGTCCCGACAAGATGGACAGGCTTGCTCGGCGTGGACCTTTCGACGAGCTCGATGGTCACCTGATTGACCGTCTTAGCCTTACCAACGACATTGTTGCCGATTCCTTCGACCGAGACGTTGATCACGTCCTTGTTCTTGACGAGAAACGTACCTCCAGCGAGTCCGACCACGAGGCAGACTCCACCAACGATGTAGACCTTCTTGTTCTCCTGAATATGAACCTTGACCTTGTCGAGCGCGTTCTTCGGGGTTGCTGCAATCATCTTGTACTCCTAATTTGTTGGTTGTTGCAGAAATATGTGTGGTATGGAGGGCACACGTTTGCCGCGTTAGCAGCCTTCGGTTGTCGTTTAAGCTTGGCATCCGGAATAGCGGTTCGGACCCCTACGGAACAAACCCTTGCCAAGCCCCCATACCAACCGTGGTGTTACTGCTTGCTCATCCATTCGAGATAAGCGTCGAGCTCTTCCTTGGACGGATTCGGACCGAGGACAGGCTTGTCTTCCGCCTGTGGTTCCAATGCCGGCAGCTCGACAACGTTCTGCTTGGCAGCCTGAGCTTCCTCAGCCTTCTTGGCGTGCTCCGCCTGTGCAGCACGGACCTCGGCCTGACGAATAACGTCCTGGCCACCGTTTGCCTTGTTGGCTTCCTCGAGCGCCCTCGATCGGAGGTCCTTGGGCAGGATCCCGGTCATGAAGGCCAGAGCATTCGCCGGGTTCTCGAAGAGTCCGAACAGAAACGAGTCGTATGCCGCGGTCTGGGTGAATTCCGTCCAGAGATCAGGCGTCTTGATGAAACGCTTGCCGTCCTCGCTGCGAATACCATAGGACAGACGCATGAACGTCTTGACCAGGTCGAGGATCCGCTGGATCTCGTGAGTCTCGAGGTTCCGCTTCGGTTCTCCGGTGAAGTCCTGCTGGATCTTCTCGAGCTCTTCCTTCAGATCCAGGTTGTCGGTGAGCTCGGTCTTCGTGAGGTTGAAATATAGCGTCTCGACGCACTCGTTGTCATCGAAATCGGTGTACGAGACAGACTGCTTCAACATAGTTGTGTTACTCCTTGGTTGGTGTTGCCAGATTGGGTGTTACGGATTTTGGGTGTGCAGCACGATAGATGGCGCTTTGCGCTGAGCCTCAACGCCGATAGTTTCCTGCTTGATGGCCCGCTTTCGAACAGCAAGCTTTTCGTTCTCGTTCACGATGCCGTAAAGAAGAACCAAATATACAAGCGAGTCGGTGATCTTCTCGTCCCACCTACTCAGGGAATGATCGGTAGAGTCGACTTTGACCATGTCGCTCAGACTCACCAAATGCTTTGTGAGGAATCCCCACAGAGCCTCAGTAGAGAGCTGCTGGTTGAAGGCCGCTGCCGTTTCGAAATTATGGAATCGAGAAGGCTCTCCCTCGGGAACATACTCAGTGCCCTTGAGGACGAGAACCTCTTGGACTCGAGCTAAAACCTTATCGACGATTTCGTTGAACTCAGGACTATCCATTTCAAACCCTTACATTGTTGAGATATGGCTGTGTGGTCTTCGACCTCCAGGGTAACCGTTTCGGCATCGCCCGTCGGACTCTTTAGTCGTCTCGCACCCGTGAGAAGGAAGAAGGTGTGTCCAATTCTTCGCGCCTGTTCCCGGTCCTAGCAGGATATAGCTAGGCTCCCGTCCCTGACGGCCGAGGACCACACAGACAAATAGGAAAAACCGAAAAGCCAAGTAGTGTTAGTACTCAGCTCTTCGGCTTGTAGATCTGATCCAGGTAGATCAGACTTCGGCGGTCTCTTCGATCGCGGCTTCTGCGAGGCGAGCTTCCTCACGCTCTTCGAAGTTCTCGATCCGCTTGTAGGCGGCGAACCCGACGGCGGCGATGACTGCAATTGCTGCAGCACCGTACACCTTCGGATCAACCTGCTTTGCAGCGGCTTTGATCTTCTCGAAGCGAGTGGGAGCGATCTCCTCGTCAGTAACGACGATGGATTCGATGTTCTCGGTCATGATATGTCCTTTCATAGGGGTCTCATTATAGGACATGTAAAATATGCGAGTGCCCTAGTATCCCTTTTCTGGTGTGTACACCGTCCTTCGACTCATGGTACGTCGCGAAGACGTCATCATGTTCAAGTGGAACATGCCACCATCAGTACGAAGTGATTCACTTGGTGGAAGCGTCGACTTCGTGTATCTACGAGTCGTGCCCATCAGAATATCGGTCATGCGATTCTCATGCGCGCAGGAACGACAACTGAAGTCGTCACATGTTGTGCACTCAACGACATCTTCCATCAGGCGCTCGCTTTCACGATTGCAGCGGTCACTTCCTTGAAGGTTTCGCCCATACGAGTGATTCCATCAGTGAAGTTCTTTGCCGCTTTCGAGAAAGATGCCTGATTTGATCGGAGAACGAGAAGGGACTTCTGTCCCTTGCCCATCCGACTTCCGATTGTGTAAGTCATTGGTGTGTACTCACCATAGACATTGCGGTAGGGGTCACGCATTGATGGTCCTGTTCTTGACGAGGATATCGGCCTTCCGTGTCCGACACCCATAGTTGCGGTTGTGGCTGAGGACCACCAAGCCCGTCTCCGGATCCACGTAGTACTTGCACCCGTGCTGGCAGCTGCTGACGTACAGCTCCTCCATCCGACCCAGGATATCGGAGTCGTCCACGAGGGACTCGTCCGTGCCACGCTCCATGATGGACTTGGTGATCTCAGCCATGATAGTTACTCCTCGAATATGGGTGTCAGTGTGGGTAACTGACGTAGTAGTCCTTGAAAGGGGTCGTGTAGTAGTCGACAGCGATGCAAGGACGAGAATCCTTGGACAAGACCGTCGAGATCTTTACTTCGAGCTTCTTGTCAGTCGACCAACCGAATTCGTCACCCACATTCAGGTGTTCGAGCCCGATTGACTCGTAGAAATCGTTGAGGCTGGCGTAGCCCTCATTGATGATCTGGAAGTTGATGTCGTTCTGACCCTGCTTGATGGTCTCCATGGTGCTGTTGAAATATCGACCGCTGAACTGGTCGTAGCACAACACCTCAGCGTCACCAACCATGATGAGTTGTTGCGGAGTCGGAGGATTTGCGTCCACACGGTCCTGTGCGATCTCGTCGCGAACCGCCTGCTCCTTCTTCTCACCAAGCTTGGTAACGACCTTCTCCCGATACTCACCGAATGCCTTCTCGGTGACGGAATATGCCGCAGCCATGGCAGCAGTCCGTCGGGATCCGATCTGATTGACAGCCACGATCGCCATCACGGTCGTCAGACAAGCAGTAGCCGTCGGAATATAGAGCGTCCAGACAAGCTGAACCTTCTCCTTGTTCTCGATCGGACCACGAAGCTTGACAGAAGTAGCGTCTTCATCAAGCACTTCGTTCTCTGCCTCAGCGATGAGTCGAGCTGCCTTGAACGATGCCTGACCTGCCAGAACAGCAGTTGTCAGCGTGCCTGTGACGGCTACCGACGTCAGGATTGCAGGGGAATTGTTGAGTGCGAACTTCTCGATGGACTTCGCAACATCAGATATGGGCATTTCTCTCCAGAGCTAGAATTTGGTGTATTGACTTGTTTACTTTGATCAGTCGTCTTGACTGGATCCGCTATCCGACTCTGAGCTGCTGTCAGAAGACGAATCTTCTGTGGTCGACTCAGTGTCAGCATCAGAATATGACTCCTCGGTCGAAGACTCGCTATCCGACTCCGATTCCACACTCTCAGACTCAGTTTCCGTCGACTCCTCGGTCTCGGGCTCCGAATGTGTCTCCGTGTCAGGCTCAGGAGCCGTGTACGAAGGCGTTTCGACAACCGGCTCATCCTCGACCTCAACTACAGCGGTCTGTTGCCCGGTAGCAACCTCAGCCGGGACAGTGATCTCGTAGTTATCAGCCGGAGGAGTGACAACCGGACGAGCAGGATCAGCAGTAACGCTGACGTGAGCGTTGTCAGCCGTGGGCTTCTCGATCTCGTACCAAGTCTGGTACTTGGGATCCAGCTTCATGACTCGACCAACGAACTCGTCTTCGTTTGTACCATTCCCGTTCTTGTCCCGGATGATCCCGAGGTCACGCTCGATCTGAGCCTGCAATATAGCTGTCGGATGAGGCGCATCAAGGATCTGATACGTGGTATTGCCCTCAACGCTGTAGAAATATACCGGAGCGTCAAGCCCGGCCGTGTTCTCAGCAGTACGCAGGTCCAGATTGTTGCTCGACCAAGGGTTCGGACCACCGTGAAGCGTAGCCCACCCCGAAAGCCCGACGATCAACGACGAAAGCGGACGGTTGTTCTCCCACTGGAAGTTGGCAACCGAATCGCCGACGACAACGATCTGCGTAATATCCAGATTTCCCGTCTTGGCAGGATCCCGACTTCCGTTGTTGTCGATACCGAGCAACGTGGTGACGATATCGCCAGCGATGCCCGTGTCGTCTTTCGCCCAACCCTTGATGCTCCAAGGACTGCCCGGATCCGAGACGATGATGGCCTTGAACGATCCATCGTGATCGAAATATCCGAGCGCGTAGCCCTGCTCGATCGAGTCGCCGAGAGTGTCAGCACCTTGTGAGAAGCCGACCCAAATATAGGTCTTGCCCTCGGTGTCTCCGCTCTCTTTGATCGCCTTGGCCAGAGCCAGGTTGTTGTCGATGGCGCCGAGTTTCGAGGTGATGTAGGTCGGGGCAAACAACCCAACCTTACGAGCCAACCAAGGAGCATTCGGGTTCTCGGTGGGCACAGCAGGCCAGAAGCTCTGGTCATAGTTGACCAAATATGACTGGCGGGTACCGACCCAAGACTCAGCCCAGACTTCGCCCTTGTTGGCACCTGTCCCGTTGTTCAGGATCATGATGGCGTCGTCGATGGATCCCAGAACGTCTCGATCATTCTCCGATTTGGTAACCTCGGTGACGATTCCTTCGTCGATGAGATCTTCGATCGTGGCTCCTTGAGCAATACCGCCGAGAATCAGCGGGAGAGCCATGGTGGAAAGGACTGCAGCAGAGAGTGTGGTCTTCATTTCAATTCCTATCTATTGGGTGTGTAGTGCATTCACTAAAACTGTGCTCGAGCCTAGGATATGACTCAAGCAGGAACTACTTTGTATCAGAAGCGGAGCGGTGGACCTTCGTCCTCGCCAAGCTCTTCCTTTTCCATCTGAGCAGAGGTGATCTTGTACTGCTGGATGAAACGCATGATCGTCGTGACCGAGGCGACCAATATAACCGCCCAGATGACGGTCAGGATGAGGAATCCGAGGCCAACCATCAGCCACAGAAGAACGTCGAGAGCTGTACTCATGTCTTACCTTTCTGTTATGCGGGAATTTCGTCACGGAAGCGCGTGACCATGTCGAAGAAGTCTTCCTTCTCGCTGTTGTTCTGGAAGCGCCGGCGAGCGTGCTTGACATGTGCCCTCGACTGCGTTGCCTGAATATGCATGACGAACATGGCCGATGCGAACATCAGAAGTCCGACGAGGAGGATGACTGCCAGGAGAGCCGGGAAAGTCATCGAAGCGAAACCGTTGATGATGCTGCTGGTGGGAGATTCCATTGTAATGCCTTTCGAGTGTTGTGTAGGGGTCGAGAAAATGAGAACCCAACAATTCAAAACGAACCTAGATGTTCGTACCAGCTACGCCTGATGCGCTACCGTAATTGTTGGGTCTCATTATAGGACGTGTTTATTCTGCGAGGTCTGAGACGTGCGCCTTACCCAACTTAACAAGTTGGTGGCCCTTAACGCTTTCGGCGGCACCTTTTAGGTGATCCGAAATATGAGTTCTTGAAACGCCAAGAGCTTGCGCTGCCTGATTCTGACTCGCATAGATGGTGCCCGTGGTTGTGTCTTGAATGATGTTTCCAGGATCCCCAAGCGCCTCAACGTATACCTCGAGTGTCTGCGTCGGCTTCCAGTTCAAGGTCTGTCTCGGAGAGATGTGATTCATTACCTCTTTGGGGGCCGCTTTGGTTCCAAGAATATACGCTCCGGCAAGAGCTGCGGAACCAGCAATCATAACTCCACCAACGAGGTAATACTTCTTGTTGTCCTGCACATGCTTCTTCACTTTGTCAATCATCTTGTTCTCCAATTTAGTGTGTTGACGATCAGATCTGGATGTCGAGCATGGCGACCTTCATCTTGTGAAGGGATTCGTTCGTCTTTGCTCGGACTTCTTGAATATCGTTGTGCACGCGCTTGGCTCCGAATGCCAGAACACCGAGAGTGGCAACCGACGTGACGAAACTGAGAGCGGAGAAGATGAGCGTTGCTTTACGCATGATGATCCTTTGATAGGTGGGTGGCTTGTTAAGCAAATATGAAAACCCATAAACCGGGTTAGGGTTTATGAGTTTGTGAGGTGCTACTTGGTCTTGTATCCGGCGATCTTCGGAGCCACGAGGTAAAGCGCGATCAGAGCGATTGCGATTACGGCGGGGATCAGGAGTTCGGTCATGATTAAATCCTTTCATAGGGGTCTCATTATAGGACGTGTAATTTCTGCGAGACCAAGACCCCTATGAGAGAATATCACTCTCCGACGTCGAGTTGGATAGCTGGATGCTTCGTGAGAATCGCGTTGAGAGCGATGATGTCGTAGTCCGTGAGTGGAACATCGTTCTTATCAAGCATGTCAACGTAATATCGTGAAACGTTCTCGAGAGTGGTGATGGTCAGATTCTGCTCTTTGATGGCGTAGGCCATACGAATAAGAATCGCCGTCTCCACCACAAGAGCGCCCAACATAGTGAGCTTGGTGATCTCTCGATACTTCTCAAGCATTAGCTACCCCCGTCGTCAGGTTTTTCCATCATCTCTTTCTGCATGGCCATGAATATGGGACCATGCTTGGTCTGGTACACCGCTATCACATCCTCATCGAGCATCTTGGCCACGTCTTCATCAGTGACCACCAACTCTGTTTCGTTCTTCATGCTCTTGAGATGCCAGTACATGATGCTTGCGCCGGCAAGGACTCCGTAGCTGAATCCCATCCGTCCGCGGTTCTCAACAAAGAACGCTTGAGCTTGTTCTGCAATCTTGTTCAAGTTCATTTAGGTGTCCTTATAAAGTTTGACCGAAAAAATGCTGCGGGGGAATTTTGAAATCGCGTCCTGATCAGTCGTCCATGATGGAGACGTTGACTTGTCCAGCAGGAGTATTGAAGTGCACGTGACCTCCACCTTCGAACACCATCATCGAGACTTGCTGAGGGGTCATGTAGAGTTCGACGATTTCGTCCGCGACGTTTTTAGTTTTCGTAGCCAGCTTCCGAGCGAGTAGTCCGGTAACAGCACCTGCGGCGACAGAGAGGCTGATCTTGTGGCGAGCGATGAAGTTCTTGGTCTTCACGATAGGTCCTTTCAAGGGATGTAATATGAAAACCCATAAACCGGGTTAGGGTTTATGGATCTGTTACTCATTCGGGGTCGGCGTAAAACTCATCGAGCATTTCGTTCTCGTCAAGGAACTCATTCCAAGCGCTTGCGACGTAGATATGAGCTGCAACGCACGCAGCGAGCGTGGTGACAGCAGCATACTTAGCGCGGTGCTTGATGATGTGCTTCTTGACCTTAACAATCTTTTCGGTGTTCATTACATACCTTTCGTAGGGGTCTCATCATATGGCATGTAATTAGTGCGAAGTAAAACCATAACCCTTGTGGGGTTTTGGCTTTGTAGATCTAGTGGGGGGTTGAATGGGGACTCAGTTATCTTCGTCAGTAACATGTTCGGCGAGCTTGGCTGCTCCGTACGCAACAGCTACGGTGCCGGCAACAACTGCAGTAATGGTAACTACAGCTGCACCAGCGTACATAGCGGCGAACGACAGAGCGAGTTTGGTATCGTCGTCGATGTTCTTGATCTTCTTAACGGGGTTCATCATTGTAATGCCTTTCGTAGGGGTCTCATTATAGGCCATGTATTATCTGCGACCCATACTAGGAGTACCCCTAGAAACGTCACTGTGACGAATATAGGTAGATAAAACCATAAACCGGGTTAGAGTTCATGGTCTTTAACCTGTTGGTCAGGCGCTTGTGAGTGGGGAATATCGAGCATGGGCTTCCATCTTCTCCACCAGAGCAGCGCGCTTGATCTTGAGCTGGGCTTCAGCTTTGTCGAAGGCCTCCTGGTCCCATTCCGAATCGGGAATGTCGCAGTAGGTCTCCCAGAAAGCTTCGTCCAGCGCATCGATCTCGAGCTGCATGGTGTGAAGTTGGGAACGCCAGGTCTCAAAATTTTCGTTGGTCATAGCAATTCCTTTCGTAGGGGTCTCATTATAGGACGTGCAATTTCCGCGAAAGAAAAAATGAGAAGCCAAAATAAGTCTCGGGTTCACAGCCCATCTAAAACTGTGATTAATGCCATCCGGCACCAGGCGGGTAGGATTTTCACCTACACATTAGTGTCTCGCCTTCTTATTGGGGTCTCATTATAGGACGTGTAAATTCTGCGAATGGTAAAACCATAACCCTTGTGGGGGTTACGGCTTTGAGGTCACTCGACTGGGCGTAGCATAGGTTGGTCCGGATTCTCGTAGAAGACGTCGTGATCTTCGAGGTACGCATTCAGGATATCGGCAGCTTCGCTGTAATCTTTCATCTGCTCTTCGTTCAGATTGGTTTTCACGTAGATCGATTCGTCGTCTTCGTGATCAACAATCGTATCGATGATCAGGATGTTGTTCACAGCCCAAGCTTGCTTTTCCGTCAGGCGCACAACGTTGTCAGTTCCGTCTCCATAGTAGTACTCGGAGGTGGTCATGGTTGTTCCTTTCGTAGGGGTCTCATTATATGACATGTATTCTACGCGAAAGAAAAACCATAACCCTTGTGGGGTTAGGCTTTGGGATCACATTTCAATTCTGACGGCAATCTTCTGGAATGCCAATTCGTTCTCAAACGCATTGTAGACGTCGACGAGAGCTGTGGTGTCTCCATTCTCAATCCGTCGAACAACGTTGGCGTATGCCTTGGCAAGTGCAGCCGTGTTTCGATTGTGCTCATACAACATTGTACGACAACGATCGATTGCGGCTTCAGTTTCAAGGTCAGCGGCTTTGGCGCTCTTGAGGGATTTGCGAATGGAGATTCCAGCTCCGACAACAAACATGGATGCGCCGACAACAATTTGGATGTTCTTCGGGTTCATGGGTCGTCCTTTCATAGGGGTCTCATTATAGGACGTGTATTCTACGCGGAAAATTTAGAATCCGAAAAATGACAAACTGAGAAGGCTTGTATGGATTTGTAAATCGTCCGTACAAGCCTTCTCAGCTGTTACACCTGTTTAGGGGTCCTTCTGTTACCTCAGCTTCGTCAACAACGACAGCGCTTTCGATGTCATGACGTGATCTCGTTCATGCATAACGATCGTAAAGATTCCGAGGACGTTGCCGGCAACGATGGCGAGCGTGTTCATGTCGACGCGCTTTCCGGAATCGACTTTGCAGTCAATTTCCTTCAGCGAGTACAACTCTGTCAGCTGCTTCACCATTCCGGCGTAGATCTCGGAGTCCTTATCCTGTTCATGCATTTCAACGAGAAGTTCGTCAATGGCATTCGAAACGCCAACAGTGTTGGACGACAACTTCTTGGTGAACATAATAGTTCCTTTCATAGGGGGTCTCATTATATGACGTGTATTTGGTGCGGTATGAGACTACCTATTCGACTCGAGAGGGCTTGCCATCCCCCTGAGACCTAACACATGCATTTAACTCATCAGACAGCTTCCGGTTCTCTTCCCGGAGTCTGTCCAGCTCTCGACGTTGCTCAGCTATCATCTCGTTCTGACGAATGATCGTCTCCGAGTCGAATGCTCGGGCTCTCTCGAACGCTTCCACTTCCATCGTATTCCGATGGCTGTCCATCTGGGTCCGATGGTTGGCACGTGATGCCTGCCTCTGTGTCGCATAGGCAGAGAGCGCTGCGATCAACGCTACCAATAGGGTGCCCAGCTGCGTCAATATATCCACCACTCGTCCTCTCCTTTGGCGGAGCGATTAGACCGCTAACGGCCCACCATAGAAATGCTATCATGCCCCACGCAAATCCACTGGCAATGTAAGCTGTGTTACCAGTGGCCGCACCCCCAAATATATGAAAAGCCGCCCATGCCGCAGTCCAACCGGAAAGGGCACTGTATCCGAGAGATTTAGGCATAGAAGGCCAACGAGAGGTGATCATTGTGAATACACCAACAACCATGAAGCCAATGGCCCACCCAAGATATGGCATCACGATCAATGCAAACTTCAGGTTTTCTTCTCGAAGCTGAGTCGCCTCCTGCAACGAGAACATAATCCCAATTGCTACGTAAATAAAACCCGTAGTAATGAGGATTAGACTATGCCTATTCCAAGGCTTAAAGCTGTACCACTTCGGCTCATGAATGCGCATGAATTACTCCTTTCAAACCATTGTCAGTCGATGCCGAAGTCTGGATCCATCCACTTGACTAGTGTGGGGTATCCAGAAATACCCGAAGCATCCGATGTCCTGGTGTAATCGGAAATAACCATCTTTTGGGGGTTGCCGTATCGCCCATGCACCATCACCACATCACCCAGGTCGTAATGTTCTTTGTACTTGTATTGTGTAAGGGGTGAAATATCCGCAGTCATCATCTCCAACTGATTCTGCTCTCGCAGATAACGGATTCCTTCCTTACGCAGTTTAGCTTCAGCTGCTTCAGGCCATACCTCGATTGCGTCAGACATACCGAGAGACGCATCGTTTTGGCCCATCTGGAAACGAATTCCAGCCTTGTACTTACGAACTTCGGGGTCACCAACAATCGGTTCTCCCGTGACGCTGTCCACACGAGCATCGTCTTCCCAAACGATTCGAGAAACGACTGCAGGAAATGCATTGACGTTCCCGATAAGTTTGGCTGGGACTTCGCTATGAGAACTTGTCACGTTCTTATAAGTCTCAACCGACTCAATGTACTCGGACGTTGTAATATCGCCGGCCATGTACTGGAATCTAACTTGATCGTCGCCTACGGTCAGATCTCGTGCCTCGTACACATCGAACAGCAACTTCGTGATGTTTGTTTCGTTCTCCGTGAAGCCTTCACCGGCAATGCTGGTGAAATAAGGACGAAAGATCTTCTTGTTCGCGCCCTTGGGGCGAATTGAACGAAGACCAAATCTCTGATCGAGATCCAAGATCTGAGTTACTGTGGAATATCGAGTCTCGATGGGGTGAGGCCACTCCGTTCGATACCAATACCCCTTGCTCTCCGTCAGCATCGTCTGAGAGACTGCTGTGTGGGGAACAATCGTGTTCATAGGCAGCTCAAATGCTTTGCCTGTGTTGGGAAACCCGCCCTCGGCAAACGGGAACACCGCGGCGCCCCACATTTGAAAAGCCAGATGATCAGGGATCTGGAACACGAGATTCATGTTTGTGGCGTTGACCTTATCGGCAGGTCCACCCTGGTATGCCCACGTCGGACGATTGTCCAGGATGAAGCTGATGATACTAACGCCCTTGATGGTCAAGACGTCCTGATTCGCTTCGTTTGACCCAATATGCCGAGAAGTAACAACATACACTTCATCGGTATCTCGAAGCGAGACGAGCTTGTACATCGGTAGCGCCTCAAGAGTATTCTTTATGTCATAGGTCTTGAGTTCAAATCCGCCAGCCTGACGAAAGCTTTCTCGCCAAATAAGAGAATCGTAATTCTCGATTAACCTATCTGGACGATAAACTTTTGGTTGGTCCGGAGACTGTGTCCCATAACTCAAGTTGTAACGACCAACGGCATCCTGTGGGACGTACGGAGGGACCCCCGGAGCAGTTTGTGCATACTCCCAATCGTAAAGAGTGATGAGATCCATCTTTTATACGCCCCTGTACTTTGGTTGGTGCTCGTACTTGACCCAGTTGAATGACGTAGCGTTCGGGCCAGGGTCAGTGACCACCTCGAGAGTGTTATCGCCAGGATATAGCGTCAACCATGTAGACGTTGCCGGGAGAGCACTCATCAAGCTATCTGTGTCGCCTGCTCGAATGCGCCAAACGCCACGCTGTCCAATGTTTGTGTCGATCACCAGCTTGTCTCCAGCGAGGAGCAAGTTAGGATATGTCGATACTTTCTCCAGCCACATTTCATTATTCGGATTAGTCATCAAGAAACCAATCCGATTGACTGTGGCTAAAATATCGAGCTCGATCCTGAAGCCGGACATGGCCGACCCTGCATTGTGAAGCACAGGGAAGGTCTTGTCCAGCTCCAGGACGTCGGGATCAGCTACAGGCACTCGTTTCTTGAACGTACCAGACGTTGAAGCGAGAACCAGTTGTACAACGGTGTCTTTGCTGAAGGCAGCAGTCTCCGTGCGCTTGATATACACGGGCGTCATGGCAACTTCTTCGGCATTTAACATTAACCTGAGGTCCAGAGACAGATCTTCGTTGACGGGGTTCATCAAATATAGCTCTTCCCGCAACAAATCTGGCGTCTGTCCGATTGAGTAATCGGGATTCAAGTAAACGTTGAATGTCATTTCGCGAAGTTGCTCACGACGCCCAATGTAAATACCGGCGCCACTACTTGCCTGTGCAAGGGTGACATCGATGTCGGTTGGATCAAGACCATCAATGGTCTTTGCTGTGTAAGGTGTTGAGCGCGGATTCTTGAGATCGAACAGAGTGATTGATTTCGTTCCGGTCAATATGATTTGATCAAATTTCATGAGATGCCCAACGCCTCCTTTGCCAGCGATAGTTGACTCTTGGTCTGTCGATAGATCTCAACATGATCAAGAGCCTTCGGTGATTCGTTTGTCTGGTTTAGCGTCACATTGGTGGTCTGTGTTGCAGGTTCCTTAACAGGATTGAATATGTCACGAAGGATCTCGGTAGGATCACCGAAGATGTCCGTGAGCTTATCAATAATGCTATTCAGAACCACAGGACCAGTGTTGAGACTATCCAGGAAATCGTTGATCTGCTTGTTCCAACCATTCAGGTCGAGAATAGGTCGAACTGTCGGATCCATGTCCTCGATACCGTTTGCCAAATCGTCTGCTTCGTTCATCTGATCAGTCAGACTCTTGACAGCGTCCTCAGAAAGCCTCTGGAAGCGCCCATTGCCTTCATCGACCTTAGCCATGAAGTCTTTGAGTGCTTTATCGCCTTCCTTGAGTTCGTCTGCCACAGGGAATTTGACACCGAACCAACCACCAACTGCTCGAACGAGCTTGGTGATCCATTCACCGATGATGCCGAGAACCGTAGTTCCCGGTCCCATGAAGATGGACAAGATTCCGTCAACAACAGCCAACGCAAGTCGAATACCCATCGTGACCAACAGAACCTCGACCTGGCCTGTAGCTGCACCAATAACATCTGCTGCAGACAACACACCATTGAGGACCGTACCCAAGAACTCCTCACTACCGAGAACCGCGTCAAGACCTTTACCCTCGGAAAGCTGCTTGAACATTTCCTCGGAAGATGCCTTGACAGCATCGATAACACCCTTGAGGTAGACGAGCTTTCCGCCAACCTTCTCCACATAGGCTTCGACTGACTTCGGATCCGATCGATTGACCTGTCCAGCCAACTCGGCCATTGCCAACTCGGCTTGCCAGATAGACCCAGTAACTGTATCGAAACCGTTAGACATTGTGCGAGTTGCCTTGAGTACTTCTTCCGCACTCCGCTCAATGGAGTCGTAGAAGTAATCCAATGTCTTCGGAAGTTCTTTACCGATACCCTTACTGAAACCAGCAACGAATCCTGTTGCGAACTTGTTTGCTGTTCTTGCCGCAAGCGAGTTCTTCGAATCGATGCCGTCTGTGAAACCAACCACAGTCCATTCGCCAAGCTCATAGAATTTCTTCGAAGGTGAATGAATACCCAAGAAATTCTTAGCAGCGTTGAGAGCAGACGAAGCAATATCCTTGGCAGCACCAAGAACGTCACCCAAACCATCCTTGATCGCCTGTACGATACCGTCGACGATTGCCTTACCAACTTCACGAGCAGCCGCGGACACCCGAGGGATGTTCTCACGAATGCCTTGAGCAAGACCGTTCAGGAAGTTAACAATGAAGTCAACGCCAGCCTGAATAATCCGCTGAAGATTCTCGTTAAGCGAGTTGATAAAGGCAACGACAATATCCGTTGCAGTCGAGGCCACCTCAGGAATCCGATCACGAATAACCTGAAGAAGACCAATGATGATCTGCATACCGGCATCAGCAATTCGAGGAATGGCTGTAGTAAGGACATTGAGCCAGGTATCGATCAGAACCAGGAAGGCTTCTCCCCACTGAGGAGCGAACTCGATAATGATTCCGATTACTGCCGTCAGAAGCCGACTAATAACCTCAGAGATCTTTGGAATGAGCGTGATGACCAAATTGAGTAGACCGGTCAGCAGTCTTCCAAATGCCGCCATAATCGCACCAGTGTTATTGGCAATGGCGATGATGAACGAGGCAATAGCAGTAGCAAATGCTATAGCCAACTGAGGAATAAACGTCAACAATGCCGTCATGGCGGTCTGACCCATCATGACCACTTCGATGATGGTCTTGAGAGCCAAACCAAACACAAGAGCAGCTGCACCAACAGCAAGCAGTCCAATACCAAGCGCACCCATACCAATGCCCAAGGCAATGATGATAGGAGCCACCGGAGCAAGCAAATATCCCGCAAGACCCAAAATCGTCAGCGTGCCCGCAAGCATACCGAGTCCCATGAGCATCTCTTGCCAAGACATGCCGGCCATGATCTGCAACGGGATCATTAGCAGTGTCAAACCTGCTGCAGCAACCGTCAAAGCCAAAGCTCCGGCCATGGCTCCCGACATTGCGTACATGGCAACGGACAATATAAGCAGAGCGCCAGCAAGACCAACAAGCCCCTTTGCCAGATCACCCCAACCCATACCGCCAAGAGCCATAACAACGCCAGCAACTGCCCCCAGAGCAATAGAGACGCCCAAGAGACTGAGCGCCATCGTTGGCAGATTCTTTGGCATGAGCTGAAGAGCCCCAGCAATGATGACAAGAGCGGCGCCCATACCGATGAGGCCCTGTACCATCGTGCCGGTATCCATACCACCCATAGCGCGAATGGCAGTGGATATACCAAGAACACCAATGCTGACCAGAATAAGACCTGCGCCAATCGCAGGGAGATTCTTTGGCATGATCTTCATTGCACTAGCAATGACAACCAGGGATCCGGCCAACCCAGCCATACCCTTAGCCAAATCGCCCCACGACATGGTCGACATCGCCTGGATCGACACGACAAGCAACCGAACGCCAGCAGCGAACGGAATCATGGCAAGTCCAGCACGAAGCAAAGGCCCACTAGCCTTACCCATACCGTATGAAGCAGCAACCATCAGACCCAGAGCAACAGCGAGACCAGTGAGACCTCGAGCAAGCTCTTCCCAACTCATCGTTGCCATAACCTTCATAGCAGCCGACAATATGAGAACCGCCGCGGCCAATCCGATCAAAGCAATAGCGATGAGAGGCATGTTGACAATGCCAGGAAGAGCAGCCATCTTACTGATGATTGCTAGAGCCGCAACAAGGATCGTAACAGCAACCACAACCGCTGTAAGCGACTTCACCAAGCTGGGAACATCCATCGTGGCGAGCAACTTGAGAGCCAGAGCAAGGATCCCGACAGCAACAGCAATCTTGAGAATGATGTTTGCCTTGACGTTGGTCTGCATGACAGTCAACGCGTCGGTCAGCTTGTCAAAGACGCCAGTGACACTCTCGAAGCTGTCCTTGATAGCAGTGAATGCGCCCTTGAGCTCACCCAATATACCGCCATCTTCGCCAGTGAACTTGGCAATGGCGCCCTTAACAACGCGACTCAATCCATAAGCAACAGCAGCAATTGCGCCGGCGCCAAATAGAGCAGAGACGTTGCCCGGTTCAAAGAACTTGGACATCATCTCGCGGAACTTGAACAGACCGTCAACAATCGGCGAGTCTTCGGAGAATGGACCGCCACCAACGAAGTCGCCCTTGGACAAGATTGACCAGAACTGCTCCAGAGCACCACTAACCCACACAAGGGCTTCGCGAATGCGGAACAGAACATCAACGACCTTCGAGTCCTCGTCGAACGGACCACCGCGGAAATCGCCCTTACCCAGAATGCCGTAAACCTGGGAAACGACACCGCCAAGGTCGCCGAGCTTCATCATGAAAGCGCCAACGCCAGCAGCCAGAGTGCTGAACAGTTGAATCGGGACAGCCAATATGGCTCCAAGACCAGCAAAGAAGTTCTTGAACCCCTCGCTACTCTTCAATCCTTCATGGATCTTGACCAGGAAGTCGCCAAGGCTGGCAGTTACGGACAAGAATCCGCCGGAGCCACCTGTGACTGCGCTGAACAGATCAACAAAGACACCAAGGATGGCCTTGACGATCGTTGCGCCGATTCCGAATATGGCAAAGACACCAGCAAAGGTGCGTTTGATGTTGCTTGCCGTTTCACTACCAACTTTGAGATTGGCCGTGAAGTCTCGGAAGGCCACAGTCATGTTCATCAGACTCTGAGCCGTAGCCGGAGGGAATATCTCTCGGAAGGCTTCCTTGATTGGGCGAATAACGCTCATCAAGCCTTCAAAGACGTTCTTCAGTCCCTCGAGAGCGACGTCTCGACCACCGAGATCGGCCCAACCCTGGAGAAGCTGGTTTCGAGAATCGCCAAACTTACCAATCATTCCACCAAGAGTCTCAGAGATCCCGGTGAAGAGAGTGGTAGCCGAGTCGAAGTCGCCCAACAGAATATCGAACGTTGAAGCCCAGGAGGATCCCACGCCCTCGCGGAGAGTGTCGACCAACTGAGTCCAGGTTCGAACCTTCGTTGCCGAGTCCTGTGCGATCTTCTGCTGCTTGATGAAAGCGTCGGCCTGCTTATCGCTAAGACCGATCTGCTTCATCATGGCACGACTGACTTCTTCGTTGCCCTCAGCCTGGATCTTGAGGTAGTTCTCCATGACGTCGGCCTTGAGCCACTTCTTTTCAAGTGACCCGTTGAAGTCCTTCATGACTTCGTTGGCACTAAGACCAGCTTCATCGAGAGTGCCCATCGCCTCAGCGATCTGGACAATTCCCTCCTGCATGTTCTTGTTACCCATACCAACGTTCGTTAGTGAACGCCAGTCCATAAGGGTAATCTGACCAGCAGACAAAGCCTGTGACAACTGGTATGCCGCACCAGCAGCACCCTGAGCGCTGGTGCCCGAAGCAGCGGCCTCATTCGAGAAGCCCTGGATCATCTTTGTAGCGTCTTGGATGCCGATACCTGCGTTGGTGAACAGACCAATGTTCTTGGTCATGTCGCCGAAGTTATAGATGGTCTTATCCGCGTAGGTATTCAGCTCATCCAGGTTTGCGGTAACCTCTTGGAGGGTGGTTCCGTCTTTCGACGTGTTTGCCAAGATAGTCTGAATCGAACCCATCTTGAGTTCGTACTCATCGAAACCCTGCATGATTGGATCGATGGTAAGAGACTTAGCCATGGCAGTTCCAGCATCAACCACTTTGTTGGTGATGTTGGACAAAGCAGTGATCGCCACAGTCGACAAAGCCAAGAACTTCGCGCTGAGCCCATCAACCTGAGCTGCCGCCGGAGCCATGCTGAGATTGTCAGCAGACTTCTGAGCTGCGTCGATTCCATTCGGACCGCTACCGAACTGAAGGCTGGACTTGAGATGGGTCAGAGTCGCAAGCGAGACACGAACGGCAGACTCAAAGCGAGAGTTGTCGAACTGCATTGCGACGATGAGGTCATCAACGACGGCCATTAACGTGCCACCTTTCTTCGGACTTCGGCAACGATGAGATTAAAGACGGGTTTAATAGCTGGATTGATGTAGTCCTGTCCAGCTACGTAGCCGCCAGTACCGGTACCGTGACCAGTCTGAATCATGATGGCTATAGGATCGCCAGTTATGGTTTTATTTTGATTGTGCCAGGAAAGCTTCCAACCACGCCCAGCCTTCTCAACTTTGGCATACCAAGAGTTGGCTGTTTCGCCAGTATCCATTGGGGTTACGCTGGCCAAGACATGAACTCCGAGCTCACCGTACTTCGAAAGGGAGTCAAAGATCGCTGATCCAGACATCTTTCGAAGACGGTTCTCGGCTTTTGAGAAGGAACCCTTATGAGTAATCGAGATGGACGGCATAACGGCTCCTTCCTATGTCTACTTGGGTCGGGTTGCTTTCCAGTTGATGGTGTCGGCCAATCGATGGGCTAGGGATCCTCCGCCGGCATAGGGCTTCTGGTAGGCGGTGGTGTGTTGACCCCCGAGGTACCCCTCAATGTCGACCCGGGCCTGGTTGAGGCGAGGGCCAAGGTTGAACAGCCACTTGGCAGGGTTCTGACGGAACACCTTCAGTTGGTAGGCCAGCTGGAGGTCGCCATCGTTGAGGTGCCGGTGGAGCTCACCGATGAACTGGCCGGGCATCACGTCGGAGGCGTCGGCGGGAGTCCGGAGGAGGGAGTCCGGCAGGGAGTCCGAGATGGCGTCACCCGGGTTGGTTGTCCAGTAGGTGCGATCTGGGATCGGTCCGAGCTTTTGACCACAGATCCCCCAACCTCGAGTGTCGGGAAGCTCCGCTTGCTTACGCCCCTTCGGTCGGAACGGATCCGAAAGCATACCGACAGCCACGACCTGATCGAGAAGCTCTGGGTTTCGCTCCAACCACTCACGAACCGGTCGGCAACCACCAGAATACCCAAGAAGGATGAAGGTCTGACCGTTGATCTGAGAGATGACGCGATCGATCTCTTTGATAGCAACCTCAGTTGACTGATTCCACGACTTGGTACCCCCGACCATGGCCATTGAAGCCGGCCAGATGAGACGGTCAGGCTTGTACTCCTTGTTGAGGAGAACAAGGCGCTCAACGACGTCGTAGAGAACCGAGTCTTCGTGCTTCACACCGGGATTGTTGGATCCGATGCCGTCCACATAGATGATGTGCATGTGATCTCAATCCTTAAAAATTAGAAACTGCGGAAAATGGCCCAAACTTTCCCTTTACCGCCAGGCCATCCTCGCTGACGATTACCAAAGGTGCCACCAAAGCCGCCGGCACCAGCGCCACCAGGAGCTTTTCCGGTCATGTCATCTTCTACGCCACCAAGACCACCCACATAGTTTCTTCCATTGTAGGTGAAGTTTGGCGCGGCTTTTCCCAGTTGGCTGTTTTCCGATCGAGTCCCAAAACCCCCTGGTGCAAGAATAGAAGACATGCCCGTCATACTAACCACTGAAGGTTGTCCTTCAATAGGTTGGGCAAAGTCGTTGTTAGGAGCTTGTTCGCCTCCGTCTCCGACAACAATTGATGCGGTAGACGTTGTCCAAGGGATTTCTACACCACGTTCAATTGTGACACCTAACCAATCGCCGGGATTTCCACCACGACCAGCCACACCAACAGCGCCGTTACCAGTTTGACCGGAAGACCCGCCGCCAATAAGAACGAAATCTATGAACCTTGCAAATGCTGGAATGCTTATAGCTCCGGTTTGAGTGATCTCAACAACTTGCGGGTCGTACTTCCAAACCAGAACCCCTTCGCAAAAGATACCCCAAGCATTTACTTGGTTCGGTAGCAAAACGCGTCGAATGGGTTTGTCCAGAATCCGTATCATGTTGTTATCACCGCAATGAAACCAGCGGCGTTCTTCGTTGCTGTTGGTAGTGCTGCGTATTCAGCATAGGTCCCTGCCCAAATGGTCTGGGCTGTGCCACTCTTGGTGATGGTGCGCTGAATGGCATAGAAACTTGCTTGGACCTGATGGACGATCTGACGAAGAGTCATCGTTACACCACCAGAAGGACCTCCGCCCCAACCATCATTGTTCGGGGTAGAAGCCGTAGCGAGACTTGCGTCGACAGTTCCATCCAAAGCGCCGGTGACGGTGGGTGTGGCTGCGGATCCTGTCAGGTTTCCCTGAAGGCGAACGCCACCCTTGACGGCGTTTGTTGCGTCCGGGACACCACCCGGGTCACCCTTATCACCTTGTGGGCCACGAACGTTGCCTGTAACGATGTCGTCTCCACCGCGAGTCTGCAAAACAAGAGAGTCGCCTTGAATGAAGCCGTTCACAACGGTTGATTGCTCGATCTGAAGCATCCGTGCCGCTGTAAAACCGGTCACTGTTACTCTAGCCATGTTTTGCTCCTAACTTTCTTCCGTGGATGAGATTTCGTAGGTATATTCGTCAAGATAAACCGCATCGGCTTCCTTGATGGAGAATATGCCGTATGCAGGATTATGCTTGAGATAGAAGTCGGAACCGCTAGCACTCCAGGTACCATCACCATTGTCAACGATCTCGACTTCGGCTGCCGTAGAGGTGAGGAACTCAAACTCATCGATGGTTTTTACTTCGGGCTCTGTCGTTGCAGTCCCATAGAGAATCGATTCGACCTCGAGGATGGCGAGCTCATGCATCTTTGTCGTGTCAAATATGATGTGGGACGACGGACGAAGATTCAAACCTTCGACAGGGACTGAAGACAACTCCCAAGCGAACTCGAACGCAGACTCGTCTCCGTTGATCGTGGAGTACTTCTTGGTCGACGGTTTTGCTGTCAGATTGTACAAGACGTGTATCTTATAACCGCTGGAGACGCCATCGATATCGTTACCAATCATGGTTCGATATGAAAGATGAAAAGTTCCCGTTGGGATCTGGCCCGTGACAAAGATGCCGTTTCCGGATTCACGAACGCCATCGTAAAGCTCAAACTCTTCTGGGTATGTGAATGCCCGGAGAGTAGCTTTGTAGTCTCCACGAGAGACGTAGTCGTAGTACTTGACTCCGTTGAAGTACAAAGGTTCGACTGTGGTGTCGGACACTTCATCCAAGGAAGTCAAACCGTTCCAAGGAACAGCTACGCCTTCGCTAGGAAGGTATAAAACGCCGCGATCAATGCCGACTTCGTACTTACGTTGACCTACGGAGTTCCATGCAACCCGCGTCATTAACACACCTCCCTATTAACCGTTAGTTTGCATTTCACGTTTACGCTTCTCGTTCAAAGCGCGTCGTTCAGCAGCAACGCTATCGGCGCTCTTACGATTGACGTTCTTTGCCTTACTCTTGGAGTCTTCGGCCTTACGTTCCTCGTTGAAGACCTCGATCAGGGTAAACAAACGATTGAGATGCCAGTGTTGAGCTTCCCAAGGGATCTCGTATGAGGTGATCCAATAGTAGATCAACTCGCTGGTCACCGTTTGTCTGTTGACACCCTTCTTTTCTTTCTTGTTAAACCACGTGGCGGTCTTCTTGCCATGGATGTGTTCGTTGATGGCTTTATAGTCGTCGTGACTGAGTTTGAGAAAAACCTCCGGAGGAGTTTCTTGGTCCAGATCCATCATCTGAATGTAGGAGAAGATCTCTTCTGAACTTTTCTCTTCTCCGGAAAGGAACGGTTTTTCGAATTCTGACTCCCATTTTGACAATGAAACTAAGGAGTGCTCCAGCCTCAGAAGCCACTTCTCTTCAATGAACTCGTTTGTCTCTTCATTGAATTCGTCTTTGATAACTACTTGAAGCTGGAGCATACCTTAACTCTCACTCTCTACATTTGGCTGGATCCTCAGGCAGGATCGAAGGTCCAGCTGGCGGTGACGCCATTGGGGAAGGCGTACCCCACAGCGGCCTCGGCCACGATGGTGGTTTCCTCGGTGATCACACGGTTGCCGGCCGCGACAGGCACTCCACCGATCTTGTAGACCACACCGGCCTTCGACGGGATGGTCACTGTGTCCGAAGGAGCGTCGAACGTGACGGCCGTCGGGGTGACCTCGGTGAGGGCGTCTCCGACGATCTCCAGAACTTCCTCCGGGGCCGGCATGCGAGGCTCATCGCTGCTGGTTCCATAGAGGATCGCTTCGAGCTCCGCCAGGGCCGAGGCGCCGACCTTGGTCGAGTCGATGGTGACGTGCGCCGTCGGGCGGTAGGGCTTGCCGGTGTCGGCATTGATGCCCGCAACCGGGACCGGGTTGGTGGTGAGCTCCCAGCTGAAGGTTGCCGCCTCCGGCGAATCGTTCACGGTCGAGCGCGACTTCTCCGAGGGAGCAGCCTGGCAGCCGTAAACGAGGTGGATCTTGTACCCGAAGTCGGTACCGACGAGATCGTTGCCGATCAGGGTCCGGTACGAGAACCCGAAGGACTTTCGGGTCTGCTGTGCGATCTGGACACCACCGACGAGGGCGGTTCCGTCACACTGCGAGAACTCGTCCGGGTAGGTGAAGGCCTCGATCGTCGCACCGAACTCCTCAGCCGAGATGAGGTTCAGGTACTTGATGTTGTCGGCGTACTGCGGATTGGACTCAGCGCCCGACGGCGACTCCGAAACCGAAGTCAGACCGTTCCAGGCGTAGCCATTCGCATACGCGCCCGTGTTGTCGGGAATGTAGAGAACGCCGTGGTCGACACCGGTCTCGTAGAGACGCTCGCCAGCGGAATCCCACTTGAGTTCACTCATGCTTTCTTACTCCTTTAGAAGTACAACGTAAAGACGTCGTGGTTTAGATCATCTGCTGTGAAGAATCGGGTATAAGAGACCAAAGGCAGCATAGCAACCTTATTGGTCATCTCACTATCCGGATTTCTATCAATTACAGTGACCTCGTATCGGATGGCGTGCCTATACGGACCGTTGTCTGCATACGACACATCCATGTTATCTCGCACGTAGATGATGCAAGGATATTGAATCTTCAACCCGTTAGGCGGTTGGAAATAAACGTTTGGCGCGATGTCCTTAAGGACCTGTTGAAGCTCCAGTCGGGGTCGGGCCATTGTAAACACCCCCCAACCGCAGAATAAGGCGGGGGCTTTGAACTTCCACATTTGAGACAGTCCAAAGAACCCCCGCCCATCTGACATAACGGATAGCGAAGAAATGGTTGTGCGCGTATGCATCAGCTACGATGGAGATCGAGTTGCTGACGGTTAGGTCGTCGTGGAGGCGTTCACCAGCCTCCAGAGATCGGGCGTTTCGGACAACGTCACCGTAGTAAGATTTCTCTACGATTTGGTCAACCCAAACGCCCGACTCCGGAGGTGTCTCCACGGCTTCGCCATAACCGACTACACCGTAGAATTTAGGCATGGCTCAGGCTCAGAAAGGCCCGCCGACAGCGCCCTTGTCACCGTCGAACATCCACTCGTCCTCAGCGCTCGAGGACAGGTAGTAGCTCGAGGAAGCCGGCACCGCGATGACGGTCAGCTCCTCATCCACACCCAGCTCGACCGGCGCAGCGGTGGTGAGCGTGGCGTTGGTGAGCTTGTTCTTGTAGGTGACGCCGGTCACGGTCGGAACCGTCACGGTCTTCTCCTCGTCATCCCACGCCGGAGCGGTGGGGCGAACCAGAGTCGACGAACCATTGGTCACAGCCTTGATCACGATGGCCGACTTCGCCTTCACGAGGGCGCCCGAGATACGGGTCTCGATCAGGTACTTGTACTGGTTGTAGTCGATGTCGAAGTCGTCGAACAGCGCGACGTCGCCACCCTTGTCGGCACCGATGGTGTAGTCCAGCAGGTTCACCATCACGCCGAGCACCTCAACCGAGGGCTCATCCATGACCTCGACAGCGGTGATCTTCTGGACACGCAGAGCGGCCGAGAGATCGTTGACGGTCGGGTAGATACGACGACCCATGGTGTCCTTGATCAGCAGCAGCTGAGCCAGGATGGTCTCGCTGGTGAAGAAGGTCGGGTTGCCGGATCCACGGTAGTGGCGACGCTGCAGCGTGAGGGCATCGATGATTTCCTCGGCGCTGTAGTTCTGGCCACCGGTGTTCACGTAGAGGTACGTGACGTAGAGATCGTCGTCGTTGGCGATCGGACGAACGTGATCTTCCGAGATCTTGTCGTCATCGCCGGCCGAGCGACCGTCGCCGAGCAGAACCGCGCGAGCGATCTCCTCCTCGAGCATGAGACGCATCTCACCCTTGAGCCATGCGACCACGTCGAAGTCAGTGATGTCCAGGATGTCGTCCCGGTCCAGCTTCTGCTTCTTGTAGATGGTCTGAGGAGTGGTGGCTCGCTTGGCGACCCGGAAGAACTCTTCCTTCTTCAGGTTGCCCTTGACGTAACCCTTCGCCCGTGCCTCGTCGAGGGTCAGGTTGGCCGTCAGGCTCTTGATCCGCGAGAACGGGGTCTTGCGAGTTCCGGTCATGACCTCCGAAACCCACTCGGTCCGGCGAGCCAGGAACTCAGGGGTGGAGGCCACCGCCTTGGCGTCCGGGAACAGGACGTCGATGTCCTGGATGCCGTGCTGGAGGGCGTAGTCCTCCGCGGCTTCCTTGATCGAGCCGAGCCGCTTCGCGCCATCGAAGATCGACGCCGTGTCAGCGTGGCTCAGAGCGGGGGTGGTGTCAACGCCGGACATGGAATCGCGCTCGAAGACGTTGTGCGACATGTTGTTACTTCCTTCCGAGAAGCTGGAGTGCTGTGCGGTGGTGGACTTGCTGTCCGAATCGGACGATTCAGATGACGCAGACTTCGATTCGCCCTTGCCGGCGTCCTCGAGAGCCTGCCCGATCATGAAGTAGACGACGTTCTTCTGCTCTTCATTCATGCTGTCGAAGATCTGCTTGACGGTCTTGCCGTCGTCAGCATCATCGTCGTCATCATTCTTGTCGGTTTCGGCCGTCTTACTGGGGTCTTCGTCACCATCGGCGTGACGCAGAGCTTCGCCGAGCATGTGCTCGACAACTCCACGCTGTTCGTCGTTCAAGGTTTCGAAGACATCTGCAATGGTTTTACCCATGGGTTGTTCCTTTTCTGAGTGGACGAGCGGGAGACCTGTGTAGATGACCGCTTCATCATCGAGGGTGTCGAGAGACCCGTCACCGTGTGCGATGTTGACGTTGTCAATCAAGGCCCCGGGATTCGCCCCGGAAAGAACGAGACTCACCTCACGGATCGTCCCATGCATAACGGCCTTGTCTTTCTCCACCAACTTGTTGGCGTAGATCGAGAGCGCGGTGATGTCACCATGCTCCACAAGCGCTTTGGCACTTTTAGCGCTATCACTTTCGTTGAAGAACCCGTGCACATAGACGTCTCCGTCTCGTGCTTCGAGCACTCCATGTCCGAGAACGTTGGTCGGCTCGTTGTGCGTATGCTGCCAAACGAGCGGTACCTTGGATCCGTCCATGTGCTTGAATGCGTCAGACATGATCGTTCGACCATCTGAACACCGAAGGTTTGCTTTGGTGGCGAAACCACCGAAGTCAGGTTCCATTTTGACTGCCCCCTTTCAATGGGATGGACGTCGTTATTGAGATCATCATTTCGCCCCAACTCTACCGATGGCTTCGATACGTTTCTGGAGCTTTTCGAGGCGTTCAGCCGTCTTTGTCACTTTGTCCCGAAGTTCGGAGTTCCCAGCATCCGGATGCTCTTTCTCATACTTCTCTTTTGCAGCTTTGGCGGCATCCCGCTTTTGGGCTGCAGTTTTTTCTTCCGGTTCAGAGGATCCTTTGTCTTTTGCTTTGGCATCAGGTTTCTTTTCATCCTTCATGCCCTTGGAACTGCCAGGACTTTTGACTTCTTGTGAAATCATTCGATTGAGGGTGTCTTCGGAAACACCACCAGCTCGACGCATGGCCTGAATCTTGGCCTGCTTGATTGCACGGTTCAGCTGATCGACACGGACTTCTAGCTCAGCAAGCTTTGCCTGCAGCTTGGCCTTCTCGGCCTTGCGTTCGGCTGCGAGCTTTCGCTTAGCTAGCTCAGCTTTCGACGGTCCACCGCCAGGAGCTCGTCCCCCTGCCTTAGCGGCAGCAGGCTTACGACCCTTTAGCTCTCGGGTGCGTAGGTAATACTCACGCGCCTTAACAGGGTCGTACTCGTGAAACAATTCCTCCAAAGGAACTGTCTCGATCGAGCCAAAATAGTCCATGTTTAGTCCTCTCCACCAAGCTCGGCGAACATTTCGTCGATCTTAGCGTTGAGAGAATCCACAGCACCATTCACCATCTCTCCGGTTCCGTCGTCTTCAACAACGGCGCCTTCAACTACTGGTGCTTCTACTTGTGGCATGTTGCTGTTCACCAGTTGATCCGCTTTCGGATCCCCAGACGGCGACATACCAACAACCTGACGGAACTCGTTCGAAGACATGATCTCGTTACGAGTAAACTTGTCAGCAATCTCAGCGATGTTCTCGATAGGAACAAGGCGGAACGGATCACGGAAGAATCGAATCGCCTGACTCTGGGATCGAGCTGTCTTGGACAGGAATGTCCTATGCATTGATTCGGTGATCGCTGCAACAATCGGCTCGATTGTTCGATTCCAGTAATTCAACATGGTCTTCTCGTCGGCAGTGCCGTTCAAGACCTCTTCCGTGATGCCCAATTGACCATACAACATAGTTGTAAGGTAGGTGACTTGCCCCATCAGGTTATTCTCGGCTGGACGGTTGAGCTGTGTTACCTTCTCAGTACCATCCGTGTAAGCAATGCCGTATTGACTTCCCCGAAGTTGCTCTTCGATGTCCGATCGTCGCTGCTCAGCTTGCTGACGACGAGCTTCAGACTTGATGACGTATGGCAACTGAATAAGCAAATCAAGTTTACCAGACGCAGAAGCCTCATCCACCGAGTCAAGAAGATTGAGCTTTCGAACCAGACGCTGAAGCGTCGAGTTAGGCTCATTCATGATCGCGTAAAGAGGGTTTGTCACGATAGCGACGTTCTCTTTTGAAACCATGATCTCTTGACGCTGTCCGTTTCGATCGTTGTACAAGCTCACTCGAACATGTCGAGGGTGCCAAGCAACGATCTTCCCAACACGCATTGTCAAGATGTCATACGAACTCGACTGAGCCGGATTCAAAGACGTATCGACTGGAACAATTGCAAGAAAGCCTTCAGAACAAAGCGTCATAGCTATGTCCTGGCGGAAATCTCGAGACGCCTGGTCGACGTTTGCTTCAACAGTCAAACAGTTGTTCAAACCGCTATCGATGTTGTCTTTAAAGCGTTCCTGATCATCCAAGCGAACATGTCTCATCTGGATTGAAGCAATATCGATACCAATTCGAGTATAGATCGCGGTGATGATCGAACGTTCGCCCATTGTTCCCGAAGCATTACGAGTTCTATCGGGGCGAACCCCATATGACGTAGAACCAAACACCTCAGGCGTCAATTCACTTGACGTGGTCTGTGGCGTTGCAAACGCATTGTAAGCGTTCCGCATCTTTTTGGAAAAGCTAGCCATAAGTCACCTCCTTTCCCTATGTTGTGTGAAGGGCTAGACAATCCCAAGGATTACTTGCGCTTGATTGGAACGTAAACTTCGTTCTGGAAATTGTTCATCACGAAATCTTTGCCCTCGTCCTGTTGTCGAGCATAGATCCGTGTAGATTTGGGATTGAATGCTCCGCCCATCTCCAAGTGATCGGCAAACTCTTTCCCAGTAACAACCATTTGACCATAACCAGCGTCAGTGATGACAAGAACTTTCTTACCACCACTTTTCTCAGCAGAAGCCTCGCCGTAAACTTCTCCAGCTTTCTTGGCATCGAATTCTTCTTGATTCTTCTTGTTCAGTTTCCGGAGATCCTTACGAGAGATGTCCTTTTTGGAAACTGTCTCGCCGCCACTCAAAGAGTTGAGACTTGGCTTGGAGGTTCCAGAAGAACCGTTCCCCGATGACGAGCTCGATCCACCATCTTGCTTACGCTGCCCCCATTTCATACCTTTGACGCCATGGTGGGCAAGGAATGCGTCTAGGTCTTCAGCCATCTGAAACTCCCATTTTGACTGTCACTTCGAAGCGCTCCTATCTCTGAAAGCTCGTTGCTTGATGACATTCCGCTGGGCTTGGTTGATCTCATCAGCACTGAGCTGACGGACGTTTGTGATCTTCGCATTGCTTTGAGCATTGAGAAGGATCACAGGTTTCTTACTCCAGATGCCAGCATCATTGTCGTCAATCAGAGCATCGTAGCCCTTCTTCTTGACGTTGTTGAAGTAGGCCTTGTTGAGAGCGCTGTCTTGGTCTCCAGCGTACTTGTTGAACTTTTTGTATGCCTTAAGACCTTGCTCTTTGGCATTGAGCTCGGTGATCTCGTCTTTGTAGCCGTTGTCCTTCATCCATTGACGGCCCGTTGGGGTCTGGATGGTTTCAATGAAGGTGTCGACTCGGACTTTCTGAGAGGGCATGGCCAAACGCTTCTTGGCCTCGAGCTCGACCTGGTAGACCGAGTGGTACTCCTTCTGACCGAAGGCGAACTTCTTCTGTACGGCGGGGATGACGCCCTTGTACATCTCGCTATCGCTATCCAGGGTGGAGACATAGAGGTTGCCGGCCAGGGCACGGTGGTCCACGCCGCGGACAACACGCTTCATTATGTCGCCCTTTTCAATGTACTCCTTACCACCCTCGAGTTTGTCATACCACTCTTCGGTATACTTCTGTTGCTTCTTGATCTTTCCGCCGGCAGCGAAGTAAGCAGTCATCGCAGCGGTCGACCCAACACGTTTGATAGCACCCTCGCTAGTAGAGGTTGCTTTCTCGCTATACTCTCGGTGCTGGTCCTTTCGAACGCCCCACTTCATGCCTTTGACGCCGTGATGAGCTAGGAAAGAATCAACGCTGGTTGGCATTGCGATTCCTTTCTATGCTCCTACACGACGATTTGCTTCTTGGCGAACCTTGATCTCTTTATATGCAACAGCACCAGGAAGACCAGTAAGAAGCGCAATGCCAACAGCCTTACCGTTTGATGCGCCAGCCGACTTGGTAATCCGAGCTGCAGATACAGCCCCATAAGTATTCAGATCAGCAAGAGCAATAACAGCAACCTTACCTTTGTGGTAGGTTTTTTCGCCATCTTTGCCCGTTTTCTTCAACGCATTTGTTCGGTTTTCTTTGAATTCCTGTCGAACAGCAGTTCGCGCTTCTTTTCTCGCCGCTTTCACTTCCGGAGACTTTGTACGTCCCCATTTCATACCTTTGACGCCGTGGTGAGCAAGAAAATCGTCAACGGTCAATTCACTCATCGTTAAGTCTCTTTTCAGTAAGTTATTCGAACGCTTCTTTGTTTGATTTGTAAGCTATGTAAGCATCCATCATAGCCGCAACGTTATCGATCTTTTCTTCTTGTCGCTTCTTCAACAACTTTCGGTTACCGTTGGTATCCTCAAGCGTAATGGCGTTACCCATTGTGAACGACATAAGACTTTCGTCAAAGATCAATTGACGTTGCTCACTCAGAATCTTAAGCTCACCCAAAGGAACCGATTCAGTTCGAGCTCCCTGGATAACCTTCTCAATACCAAACGGCCCATTCTCCGCTTCCCAGCGAGTAACGAACTCTTTGGCGTTGTAAGGGTCAAACCCCAACGATCGAACATCATACTCAGCCTCAACAATGTGAGAATCGAGGTCTTCATAAACTTCCATCATGTCGAGAATCGTTCCCGGCATAACATGAAGGCTTCCTTCGTTGACGAACTCGTCATACTTGTGACGAAGCGCTCCAGGAAGTTTCATGAGGGTCAGTTCTGTGATGTAACTTCTTGTCTTGATTCCGAACTTCCCATTTCGGAGAGGGAAGAAGAAGGTAAAAGCACAGAAATCATCACCTTGTGAAAGGTCAGCGCCAAGCGAGCAAGGATGACGCCAGAAACTTTGTCGACGATGTGGGATGGTTTCTTCGTAGGTAAAGAAATAGGTGTAACCTTCCATAGGGATCCCGAAACGCTTAGCCAGAATGTCATTGCGAGAAGCAGGAGCTTTCTCAGCACGTTCGACGTCCAAATGATACGTTTCGTAGGTCACGGTCTTTCCGAGATTTGGATTCGCTTTCAACCACATTTCGGGTTGGGCAACTTCTTCGAGATTGTCCAACTTGTAATGCCAAATCGAAACATGAGGTGCTGCATACTCACCCTTGAGGATGTCTGCAAGTTCCATTTTGATGGTATCACCAGAACCGTTTCGAATGGTTCCTTCAGAACTCACAGCAATGATCAGATAGTCATCGAGCTTGGAAGCACCCTGCTCAATTGCACCGATCACATCTTCTCGAATGTCTCCAGACAACCATTCGTCAACCGTCGACACTTTCGGTCGGAGTCCCTGAAGCTTTGTGATCGCCATAGGACGAACTTCAAGAATGGATCCGGTAAGAAAGTTCTCGATACCCTTCTTGGTAGAAGCAAGTTTCTGCCTAGCACCACGACTTCCGGTAGTGTTCTGCATAGAGCCTTCAGTGAGGAATTCAAAGAGAGGTCCTCTGGCTCTAGTGATCGCTGTCCGGAATGGAGACATCACTTCTTCCGACTGTTTCATTGTCGGGGAGGTGGTGATCTGATGGGTGGTTGAAGTATCGACGTTGAGAAAGTAGCTCTGGATGAGGGATTCGTAAAGTGACTTGGCGGCACCTCGTGCAACGATAAGGTACTGCTTCGTTGTCAGGCGTTTACGGATGGTTCGGTTGACATACCGTCCGCCGTGGGAGTCTTCAAAGGGTACATACACACTTCTTTCGACGAAGTAGTACCAGCCGAAGATTTGCTCTGCCCAAAGCTTGAACGAATCTAGTAGATGTAGATCCGAACCATCCGTAAGCGTCATCTCTTTCTCGCAATAACGAATAAATCCTTCGATTGACTCGTCATCGTAGTACATGTTGGGATTTGCGATGAGATCGTCGATGCGATTCATCTCCAAGGCGATTTCCCTGTTAACGGGAATCTCTCCCCTTAGAACTGATTCACGAAACCGTCCATAATAGATAGGAACGGCAGTATTCGACAATCCCATCGCAATTTCTCCTAGTACTTTATGAGGAAGACCTGCGATTCATGGCATCCTCAAGGCGTGAATTCAAGAAGCTCTTTGTCTGCTTGGTCGCTGCCTCTTGGACAGCCTGCTTGACAGCAACCTTTGCCGTGTCGATGACAAGACTCTCAACAAACTTTCGACCTTCACTCTTTGTCTTCGGATTCTTCTCCATCGCCGATGCGAGTTGAGACTCCAACTGCAAACGAGTGATGAGTTGCTGCATCTCTTGATTCGACATCGAGGAGCTCTTGGTCGTCTTAAGCTTCTGCTTCAGATCCGCAGCATTGTTGGCGTCTTCTGATCGTGCAGCTCGCTTTTCAGCAGCTTTTCGATCTCGGCGCTCAGCAAGCTTTGACTTTCCAGCAGCCGATCCTCCGCCAGAACCTCCAGAACCACTCGAACCGCCGGATCCTCCAGAAGAAGAGCCTCCACCGTCGTCAGGACTCTTGCGACGAACGCCCCACTTCATACCGCGGACACCGTAGTGAACCAAAGCACACCGCATGTCGTCCTCGGTCAATTGATCGTGAACGATCTCGTAATTCTGGATCCGACCATACTCATCGATGACTGGATGAATATGACTCTCGACCGTGGCGGTATGAGCGACCCGATCGATGGAAGAAAGGATCCAATCACCATCCAGGCGAGTAGCAAGATCGAACTCTCGACCTGCACGCTCAGACGGACGACCACCTACAGCATGATCGAGATGGCGAATGAACGCCAACTGATTCTCTCGAACGTAGATCTTCTTCGGATCTGCCGTGGATCCATGTTGAAGAGCACCGGAGATGGCATGCTTGAAGAAGCGGCCTGCGTTGTTCAGTTCTCGAGCAGAAACGCCTGCCGGCCCAACCGTCTTCTTGATGGCTTCTTCGATCGGATTCTTGTAATCGACCTTTCGAGCACCAATCCCATGATGTTTGAGGTTGCTGGGCTCACGAAGTTGCTTGCGTGCAAGCACATTTCGCATCACGACATCCCGAGCGGTCTCTGGGGTCTTGTAAACGGTCGCTGCTTCCGCCTGACGATGGGCAAGACTGTCCATGGCCATGGCATACTCGTCTTCGTATTCGAGATTGAATGTCGGACCGTCAAAGTCGTCAACCCAAAGAGCGATCTTGTCGAAGTAGACCGCATAGAGCGGCAACGAATGAAGACCTTCCGGTTTACGAGCCGGTCGAGCGGGATACCCCAAAGTCAAATGAGGGGTCCAACCATCGAATTGCTCAGTTGAGTTGAAGCACTCGTTGATAACTGGATCCGCAAGCAAGAATGAACGGAAGTCCATGACCTGCTTCAGTCGACGCTCACCCTCAAAGAAGAGAACGTCTGCGCTTTCGTCTCCGAGGATCCCTCGGTTGCGAACTGTTGCGCCAAACTTGTTCAGACTCGTCTGCACAGCATGCTGAAGATACTGCGTGATGTGAAGAGCCTTTTCAGGATCACTCTGTTCGCCGAGAAACAGAATAGTCATGTGTGGAACTTTCTCGCTTGAGATCTTCCACACAGACTCGCCGTCTTCGGGGACAGCGACAATGGCCCAACTCGTCATACTCGGTCACGTCCTTCCCTATAAACATTGAGCCGCCATTCAAGTTCTTTGATTTGTTCTTGTAAGGCGGTCAATACGAATGATGTCGACGGCGGATCAAACAGGATTCGAACCTTGAGGTAGATGTACGTCTTGATTGAATTCAAACGAGCATCTTCCTCTAGGAGGTCACCCCACTCTGCACTGCTGTCTTCGATCATAAAACCCTCGTCGGGTCCTAGTCCTAGCTGATGGAGTGTGGACAATGCACCGTTGATGTGCATGATCACGTCCATGTCAAATGCGTCGTAATCCTCACCAATACCAAGAATCTTCTTAGTACTGTCTAGGATGCTTTCGGACACGTGGGGTCACCTCCTTTCGTTCTAACTCCCATTTTGATGTCGGCTCGACTAGCGGATACTCCGAATGATGTTCTCCGCAATTGCTCGAAGATCGTCAACGTTGGTCTCATTCGCTTCTCCAACCGGAGCCTGTTGAATCGGGATCTCGGTTGTGACTTCTTCGTCGTGGAAGTGATTCTCATCGATTCGACGAGCAATCTCATCGTGGAGCCTATCGGCCAACGAATCAGTCACGCCGTTCTTTGTCTTCGAGACGCCATACGTTGTGGAGATCATTCCGACAACGACAACGAGGAACGGGAACCAGCTTGGGAGGCTTGTCTCGCTCTCGACAAGCGCCGACAACCCTGCCGCGATGAAAGTAGCAACGCTACCAATAGCGGTGGTTACCGTGTTCGCTTTCTTCTTGGCCTTCGACTCGTTGTTCTGCAGGTCTTGAACAACCTGGTCAACAACGGTGAGGCCGGCGGTACCGGTTGCCATCACTTACCTTCTTCCCGTTGAGCGATCGCCTTCGCAAGGGCACCGATGTCCTCTCGCAGAAGCCGCATCTCAGAGAGCAGCTGGTCGGTTGCATCGGCAGCCTTCTTCGACTGCTGGTTCGCCAAGGTGGCGTGGTAGTCGATGAGCTGAATGAAGTCCTTACGAGGGAAGGACTTGTTGGGGGTAACGAGACTCCCAATCTTGGTTTCCCAGAATGCCATTGGTTCTCCTGCTTCCGTGACTGGTTCGGCTGGTGCCTGTAGGAATGGTGGGTGATCGATGTAGTACTGAATCCGATTTCTGAAATCAGCCATGTTGATGAGTCCGGGATCCCACTTACCCTGAACTTTACCCCACTCTTTGTGTCCGATGACACGAGAAGCGGGAAGTCCCAAGTACCAGCAGATTGCAGCACAGATCCTGTAGTAAGTGTCGAGCATCTTCGGAGGCCATGGAGTGACCCCGTCGGAGTTTGCTTCGATACCAATTGTCACGGCGTTCGCGTTGTTGGTTTGAATACCAGGCCATGACCCAACGCCAGCGTGCCAAGCAATGCCGGCAGCGACAACCGTCGCCACAGCGTTCCGATCCAAGTGGATCTGAGAGACTGGGCCGGCAAGACTTGCACTACCGTTTGCGATAGACCCTGCCGACGCATTGTTCCCACCGGTATGGTGAGCAACCACGCCCCAGATCACATTGAAGTCACCATGGCCACGATTACGCCATGCAGAGAATTCTCGAGTTTCAACCCCGAAAGCTCGAAGAAGCTCCACAAGGAATAGAGGGTCACCTCTGTGGTTTGGATTTCGTTTTACCACGCTGTCTCCTTTTGGTGTGGGTGGACTGTTTGGGTATGGAGACCCCGAAAGCCAAGTTTCTGGATCAATTCGTTTGCCTCCAATCCCTCTTTCCCAAACAGTGAGGTGGAGATGGGCTCCTGTGGATTCGCCATTCGATCCAACATAGCCAATTAGTTGTCCTGCGTGGACCCATTGGCCTTGTTTTAGTCCTGTTGCAAAGGCGTTCCACATATGACCGTATTCGGTACACCCACCACCCTCTGAGTCTGGGTGATCAATAACAATCCATTGACCGTATCCAGAAGCAGCACCAATGTATTGAACTGTGCCTCCAGCACAAGCGTAAAATGGCGTACCATCTGGAGCACCAAAGTCGGTTCCCGAATGGTTTTCGGGTTTCCCTGTAACAGGATTAACGCGACCAGCAAAACGAGAAGTGATTTTAAAACTGCCTTTGGGCAAAGGCCATTGGCGGGTCATATAACCACTTCTTTCTACCAGAGTTTTGTATCTCCTGGTCTACGTTCTACTTGAAGCTTCGGAAGTTGACTTTCGTCTCCAAAATGAATAGCATTATGCGTTTTGTGTGTTACACAGATCAAATACTCAGGGTCTATTATGGAATCGTTACCCGCAACGATGTCATCTACAGTCATAGGATTCATATGATGAATAAGAATCTTATCGTAGATCTCGTGATCGGGAACACCCATGTCACAGCCAAGATCTCTGGCTATAACATGTTGGCGAATGTTACGCCACTCAGCAGATCGGTAAAAATGCTGGTTTATGTGACGATCAAAGCCAAACGTCGAAGTTCCCGTACGACCATGTAGAACTAAATAGCGAAACCGCTCGATAAACCCATCGATTCGCTTAAGTTCGGTGTAACATCTATCCATCTTCGAACTCTTCGCCCAATGAAATAGGATCTTGTCCGGCATAACTCCGCATAGCATTGAGAGCGAGACCATATAGCTCTTCAACCTTCTTTGCGGAAGCCATCGCCTCAGCCTTTGCTTTGAGGACGTGGTTCTCATTGCGCAGTCGCTCTTGTTCGAGCTTCTCACGAGTAGAACCAAGCTTCAAATAGTGCGTTAGCACCTGACTAGAGACCGTACCTTCCCGTATCTGCTTTTCGGCTAGATCAACCGCCGCAGAAATGAGTTGGTTTTCACGTGACTCAGGAGTAGTTGCTGGACGACGCCGCGACGAACTTGTATCTGGCTCGGTTTTCTTACGCGATGCCACGCTTTCCTCCTAACATGTACTTATTGTGGAACTACTTTGAGGAAGGTTAGTTCGCCAGGCTTACACGACGGTCTATTGAAGAAGTTACCTTCTCCTCGCCACCACAAATCAAACGAGTCTCCTGGATAAACCATAATCGTAGTGGTAGCCGTTGCTTCAGTACTTCCTGTCAGAGCTCCAGTAACGAGATCAGATCCACTGCGTCGAATACGACAACCAACTGAAGGAAACGAACCGCCAGTCCAGTCAATCTGACCAGAAATGACAGCCATATAGGGCTCAGCATCATATGGAATGATTATAGCCCCGTTTATGACAGCATCCGGGTCGGTTGCCGAATCAGCGACCATGTTTGTGACGGCCAGATACGAAGTTCCAATACCGGCCTGGTTTGATCCAGTTTTTACCATCCGATATGGCTGTGGAGTATTCAACCCAACAGCTTGAAGAAACGTCATGTATAAACTCCCCAAAGAGCCATATACAAACCGCTACCGATAGTCCCAGACCCGATAGAAGTCACCTCGAACGACAAGCGATTACCCGCAGCGATCGTAATATCGAGACCAGTGAGTGTCTGACCTGTATTCAGAGCAGAAATACTCATCTGTGCTCCAGCAGCGTTGTAGTTGTATTCTTTGTTGAACCACAATGCGCCCTGCGTTGCACCCGACGTTGTCGGTGTCTCCAACTGATACCGAATGCCCTGAATCTTTACGCCACGAGGAAGATAGATACCCATGGGTGCGGATCCGAACCCGGTTTTGCGAACTCCAGCTTGAACAAGGATCTCTTGTTCCCAGCGTTTTGCATAAGCGTCTGTCGTAGCCAGTTGCGAGCGAACAGATTTTATCTCGGTCCCGACTCGAGTAAACGCTTGTGCAACTTTTGTCGACAGAGGCATGTTACACCAGCGCTGCCTCGAACGTGGCGACTAGATCAGCCTCAGGGTTTCCGATTTCGGTCTTGCTGTAGACGTCAATGTTCGAACGAGCCTGCAGCTTCTGCGGTTCGGTGAACGACTGAGCCGCATCAACCCGAACTCGGTTACCGAGAGCGGTCGAAATGGTGGTTGCGAAGTTTGCATCCCCACCAAGAGCGTCAGCAAGCTCCTTGAGGGTGTCCAGCGTTGCGCCAGCACCGTTCACAAGAGCAGCGATCTTGGCATCGACCTCAGCGGCCGACTGTGCACCGATTGCAGTACGAGCAGCAGCTGCATCAGCGCCCGAAGCGATGACCGCAGGCTTGGAAGTGATCTCAGCCCACGTCGGAACGTAGTTACCAGCCTTGGCCGTCGACGCAGTCGTACCGAGTGCAAGGTTGGAGTTACCGGTACCAGCTCCGATGGCTGCTCGAGCCGAAGCTCCGTCAGCACCAGCAGCGATCACAGCCGGCTTGCTCGCAATGTCGTCCCAAGCAGGAACGTAGTTGCCGGCCTTAGCCGTCGTTCCGGTCGTGCCGATTGCGAGATTCGAAGTTCCCGCGCCTATGGCTGCTCGAGCAGTTGCCTGATCAGCACCTGCAGCGATGACGGCAGGCTTTCCGGTGACATCGCCCCAAGCAGGAACGTAGTTGCCGGCCTTGGCATCGGAAGCAGTGGTGCCAATAGCCAGATTCGAGTTGCCGGTGCCGGCGCCGATTGCAGTACGGGCAGCTGAAGCGTTCGCCGTCTTGAGGAACGACTTCATGAATGCTGCAGTGTCGGTAATCGCATCGACGGTGATGTCTCCGCCGGCTTCTACGCCAGCTTTGATCTCATTGATGGCCCCGACGATGGTGCCCTTCTCCGTTGTGGAGAGAGAAGTGAGCGAGCCGATGGAAGACCGAACCGCTTTGAACTCCGTACCGACTCGGGTGGCGAGATTTGCAAGCTGTGATGCTAGTGACACGATGACCTCCTAAGCCAGTGCGTTATTGAAAAGCAGAATAAGATCGATTTCGGGAGTGAGACTATCCACTACTTCAAGATCTTGGTCGTGAGTTTGTTGTGATGACCAAACTCGGTTGTCTTGTGGTGCTCCGTCATCGATTACTGCTCCGCCGACAACGGATCCGTCTTTTCCCGGAGGACCAGGCTTGCCTGGAACGATGACAACAGGAACTTTGTTTTCTTCAACGTTTGCAGAGACCTCTGGGGTCTCAACTCGAGCAGAGACAACGGGAACTTCGATCTTGACCCGAACGATCTCTGGAAGAATCTCGACAGAATCAGCCATAAGGACCTCGATAGATCGGTCCCTCGTAAACAGGGATCTCAGTCGTAGGATCCGAAGCAAACGCGATTCGCAAAGTCCAGCGAACCTTGTTCTTCGTAGTCGTTGCAGGAACTGCATCGGTTCGTTCGTTGTTGAGGACGAAGTCGAGACGACCTTCGATCAGCTCTCCGTTGAACACCAACAGTTCTTCGCCGTTTTCGATCTCAGCAATACCAACAGTGCCAGCCGGCCAAGGTGTCGGAGGATCCGTTCGATCATCGATGACCGAGAAACGAAGATCTCCACCTTTGGACAGGGGAAGCGCCCGCTGCACCGTTGGGTCAAACAGGTTCTGTACAGAAGCCATGTGCTTTCCTCCTATCCAAGCTTACGTTAGTCGTTGACGATCGGCGGCCAGTTCCAATGTCCGGACTTCGGCTCTTCTGAGAACGGAACGGACCGATGAAAGAACTGACCCGTGGGATTGAGGACGCAAAGTCCAACGTACCCATCGGGATGAACCTCAGTGACTACTGCGGCTCGGGGTTCGGGGAGGTATTCACCCGCCGGAGTCCCATAGGACTGGTAATGAACGATTCGACCGATGGTCGGTTTCATGTTGCTCCTAAGTTTTGAGGACTTCCGATAGACTTTGTCTGTAGTTTCGATACAAGAACTTGTGTAGAGATAACTTCTCCAGGCTTTTCGCCCACTTTACACTTAGTTCCTCTATAGTAATTACAGGCCCTGAGAGCCACTCTAAGCGACTTTTACCCCCGGGGCTAACCGCGAATACCAAAAGGCAATTTCAAAATATCCCCGCGGGGCATTTTTCAGG